AAGAAGATAACAAGGTGTATGCTGGGTGCTATGTAAACGCCATTTTTGACTTCTGGTATTCAAGTCATAAAAGAGGCGGTAACCAAATTCTATGTAATCTCCTTGGTGTTCAATTCAAGAGAGATGGCGATCCATTCTCTGATGCTAAAGTCGCAAGCGCTGATTTCTTTGACGACGAATCAGAAGAAGATGATTTCTAAATACTCTGTGTCCTCAGTGTGGTGAAAAGACGATTGGATTAACATCGTAAAAGTTAATTGACAGCTTGGAAAGACAAGCACTATCAATAATCAACTTTACGAAGAATTGACAACCTTGGCTGGCAAGAATCCAAACGTGAACCAGATATAAAGGATTGGCGATGTTGGAATCGACCAATCGGGTTGGCTCAAGACGCAGGTAGAATACGGTGTACAACGTATCGAAATGTATAAGTAAGAGAGTTGATTATTGATAGTACGCGCACAGCGCACCTGTAATGGCCAGACGCTCAGAAATAGGAGACTTGGGATCGCTTGAAAGTACAGCGACGAATACTGAGATTACTATTGTGACAGCTTGGAAAGACAAGCACTATCACTAAAAGCATTGCTTGTAGCGTACCGCAATTCGCAACCTTGCAGCCTTTAATATCGGTAAAGCGCACTAGCTACGCGCTCGATTCGGGTTGAGATTACCGGTGACGGTAATTCACTAACTACATAGGGAAGATTAGAACTGATTGTAGTGGGGTAGTAAACAGTGCTTTTAGTGATAGTTAAACTGATTATTTAGCTATTGGCTTTTGTTGAATGTTTTAAGCACACTATATTTCGAGTGTATAGTGTGTTGCATTAAATCCTAGACACGCATATTGGCGTATGCGTGTCGCCTAATTGAGTTTTTAAAAGTAAGTTTGCGGGTGTCCTCATAGACCCAAAAAAGGTATGAGTCAGTAGCTTTATATGTTCACTCTTATAAAATCAAGCAAACTTACTTTTAAAACCTCAAGCTCCACCTAAAGACCTCACCGACAATTTGTTACTCCAGATTGTCGGTTTTTTTATATTCACAAATAGGACACCCCTATGAATACTTACATTATTGACACTGAGTGTTATAAAAACTATTGGCTATTTTTAGCCGTTAACCACAAAACAGGTACATCGCTTGAAATAGAATTATTTGGCGAAGATGCAAAGTTAAATGAGCAGCAAGCCAAAAAGATACAGCGCCTATTTCTTAATCATGAAACCGTTTCATTCAATGGGTTAAACTACGATATACCTGTTATACATGGCGCATTGGACGCATGGGATTGCTCAAAATTACACAAACTTTCCACAAAAATAATCACAGATCAGCGCGTTACTTGGCAGATACTCAAAGAGCATAACCTCCAAGTCCCCACTTACGATAAACATATCGACATTATCGAAATCCCCATTGGACAGGCATCGCTTAAAATTTACGGTGGACGTATTCACACGCAGAAAATGCAAGACTTGCCAATTGATCCTAATGCGTTAATAAAAGATACTGAGCGTAGTTTGATGCGCAAGTATTGCAGAAACGATACGCAAGTTACAGGTGAACTGTTTGACAAGCTCAAAGGGCAGATAGACTTGCGCAAAGAGATGACACAGCAATACGGTATCAACCTTAATTCAAAATCCGATGCGCAAATTGCTGAAACTATTATAAAATCAGAACTTTACGAGAAAACTGGCGAGCATTATCGTGCCACAAAGTTTGATGATAAATACACGTTTACTTATCGAAATCCAGATATTATTCAGTTTAAAACACAGGAACTCTGCGACATTTTTGACCAGCTAATTTATGAAACCTTCACGCTAAAAGATAACGGTAGTGTTGAATTGCCTAAATGGTTAAGCGAACCTATTAAAATCGGCAATGCGTCATATCAAATGGGAATCGGTGGATTACATTCACGCGAAGTTGAGCAACACATCAAAGCCAGCAGTGGTTACTTTCTATCTGATTTTGATGTTGCCAGTTACTACCCATCAATTATCCTGCATCAAAGGTTATTTCCAGAATCAATGGGAGAGAATTTCCTTAACCTATATCGAGAGATTGTAAAAAAACGTATTACAGCGAAACACACAGGCGATAAAGTTACTGCCGATACACTTAAAATCGTACTTAATGGGTCATTTGGAAAATTTGGTAGTAAATACAGTAGCTTATACTCACCGCAGTTACTTCTGCAAACAACAATCACAGGTCAACTATCACTACTTATGCTGATTGAAGAACTTGAATTAAACGGTATTCGCGTAGTTAGTGCAAACACCGATGGGATTGTGACGTATTACCACGAAAGTCAAATACCTACGCTACAAGATATTCTATTTAATTGGGAAATTCAAACCAGCTATACGCTAGAGCAAACCGATTACCGTGAACTCGCGTCGCGTGATGTAAATAACTATATCGCTGTGAAGCTCGATGGTAAAACTAAATGCAAAGGGTGCTTTGGTGAAGCGTCACTGAGCAAAAACCCCGACGGCTTACTCATCTATGAAGCCGTTGCTGAATTTATCGCTAACGGAACGCCAATTGAAAAGACAATTACCGATTGTGAGGACATTAGAAAGTTTGTCACAGTTCGCAGAGTTACCGGTGGCGCATTGTTTAGAGGGGAGTATCTTGGTAAAGCAGTTCGCTTTTATCACAGTTGCGATTTAGGTCTTGTTGATATGTCACTTGTTTATGCAAAGAATGGAAACAAAGTCCCGATGTCACAAGGCTGTCGTCCATTGATGAATTTGCCAAATGCTTTTCCAGAGGATGTTAATTTTTATTATTACTACACTAAGGCAAATGAAGTGTTAAAAGGTGTTGGCTACAAAGAATAGAAACTCACGATAATTTTTTCGTTTGAGTTTATTTTACATTGAGGAATAAAAATGCTTGAAAAAGAAATTGAAAAATACCTGTGCGATCAAATTAAAAAAGTAGGTGGAACGTGTGAAAAATTTACATCGCCCAATCGTCGCTCAGTCCCAGATCGTTTAATTACTTTACCATTTCAGCCGATATTTTTTGTTGAATGCAAAGCGCCTAAAAAGAAACCCACTGAAGCACAAGAACGCGATCATCAAAGACGACGCGAGATGGGCGTCCATGTCTATGTCATTGACTCAAAAGAAAGCGTTGATACTTTATTGCTTTATCGATTACCAGTGGAAGGCGATTATGCGCACTAGAGCAGAACTCCGTCATTACCAAGTCAGAACCTCCTCGTTTCAAATTGAACAAGAGCGAACACTTTGTGCGCTTAAAATGGGGATGGGGAAAACAGCTTCTACGCTCACTACAATCCACGATTTAATTGATGCTTGTGTGATTACCAAAGCACTTGTTATCGCGCCACTGAGAGTAGCTAATAGCGTCTGGGCGCAAGAAGCAAAGGAATGGGAACATCTCAAAGATTTAAAATTCAAAATATGTACAGGCACAGAGCAAAAGCGCCTAGCCGCCTTGCACCATGATGCGGATGTTTATGTTATTAATCGAGAAAACGTGGTCTGGTTAGTGAATCACTATAGGGATAAGTTCCCCTTTCAAATGGTGGTGGTAGATGAGTGTTTTCCAGAGGGTACAATGATATTGACCCCTACAGGACTTCGTGATATAAAAACTCTTGAAATTGGAGAATCTGTAATAACTTCAATTGGAGAAAAACCTATTACTAATATCTTTAAAAAAGAATCTTATGACCTTATCAAATTATATTTATCAGACGGAACAAGTATTGAATGTACAGGAAATCATCCTTTTGCAACAGAAAAGGGGTGGATTCAAGCACGGGGATGTCGGGGTTTGCATTTTGTGCGGAACAATCTATATGAAACGCAAATTAACTCATCAGTTATGCAGCCGGTCTTGTTCAAAAAAACATATGCACAATATCAGAACAGAAGAACACAAAAAAGAAGTCATGGAAAAAACTTCAAAAACAGCAAAAAAGAATTACGCATCTGGACAAAGAACCACTTGGAACAAAGGGTTAGAATGGTCAGACGAAGTAAAACAAAAATTAAGTTTAGCTCACAAACTTTCTGGGCATCAACCAATTGTGCGCGGAGGGAATGGGAAAATTTCAGAATGCGAGAAGATGATGAGGGAAATCTTACCGTCAGAATGGATAATGCAGTGTGCAATACCCACAAAAATGGGAAGAACCAGTGGCTATCCAACTTGCTACAAAGTAGATTTCGGAATTCCTCAAAAGAAAATTGCGTTAGAAGTAGATGGAAACTCTCACAGATCGCGAAAGCGGTTGGACGAAAAGAAAGATACCTTTCTTCAATCGTTAGGGTGGACAGTATTGAGAATATCCAACAATCGCGCTCAAGAAATGTATTCAATTTACAAATTAACGGGATCAATGATTATTTTGCCAACGGAATTTTAGTACACAATTGCTCCAGCTTTAAAAGCGATAAAAGCAAACGTGTCAAAGCACTACGCAAAGCATTGCCGTATGTTCACTACATCACTCTACTGACAGGTACACCCTCGCCCAATGGCTTACTTGACCTGTGGTCACAATGCTATTTAGTGGATAACGGTAAAGCACTTGGGCGAACCATGACTATGTATAAAAGCCGATTCTTTGAACAGGATTATAGCGGTTACAAATACACCCCTCGCAAAGATTCACAAAAGAAAATTGAAGCATTGATAGCGCCATTTACCATATCAATGGAAACAAGTGATTACCTTGATATGCCAGACTACATTGAATTATATGAAGAAATTCAATTAGAACCTGCGGTAATATCTAAATACAAGCAGTTTGAAAAAACACTATATCTTGATTTTGAAAATAGCGAAGTTGAAGCATTAAGCGCAGCGACACTTGCCAATAAGTTATTGCAGTATTGCGCTGGTGCTGTGTACGTCGATGAGTTTAAAAACTATGAAATAGTCCATGATGCAAAACTTGATGCGCTTGCAGACATTATTGAGCAGAACGATGGGGAGAATATCCTTGTTGCCTATAACTTCAAAAGCGATCTTGAGCGACTACTTAAACGCTTTCCAGACGGGCGAGTTCTCGATAAGCATCAAAGCACTATTGATGAATGGAACAATGGCGAAATACCCCTTCTATTTGCGCATCCTCAATCAGCCGGTCACGGTCTTAATATCCAACACGGTGGTAGCATGATTGTGTGGTTTTCACTGAGCTGGAGTTTGGAGTATTACCAGCAGTTTAATGCTCGATTGTACCGGCAAGGACAGACTATGGCGGTAAGGATTATCCACTTAATCTGCAAAGGCTGCATTGATGAGCGAATCATTAACGTATTGAAAGATAAAGACATTGTGCAATCTGACTTACTTCGTGCATTAAAATAAGTTAAGTTAAGGTTGACTGAGGGGATAAAATCAATAAAATAGCTTCACGGTTTCTCGAAACAAAAAAAATCCTACTGCCCCAAAGGAATAAACAGGCAGTAGGAATAGAGTCGAGGAGTCTAACACATGAACGCATTTCAAACAGTTGGAGTGGAATGCAAATTGAGTATAACACAATCAAGAGGTTATATAAATGCGAGTATTTGAAGATTTTACTTCTGACGCATATTGGTATGCTGAGGAAGAAGATGACGAGCGTAAATATTGGACACACTCCCAATGGGATGCGTTCAATAAACAAAGAGCGATTGATACTGAAAAACAACTTAAAAAAATGTTAGGAGCAAGCTATGTCGAACCAAAGAAAGTTTAATAATCATGATGTTATTTTAAAATTACTAACAACTACGTTGGAACATGATAACCAACAAGAAGCCCTTAGTGATTTAACCTTTGAGCTTGTAGAGGCAGTAGGGTATTTAGTCGGTAGCATTGACAAACTAGAAGATAGAGAAGTCTTTATCAAAAAAATTAACAGTCAAATTAATGATTGCGTTGAAATGCTTGAAGGTGTTCGTGAAGAACTTAATACTAATTCAGCAACACTAGAAGCGTAATAGCTGAGGACACAGGTAATGGACGCAATAATTGAAAGTTTAGATTTTTTAGATAAAAGCAGTATTGCTTATGTCTTAATGATAATTTTGTTTATGGCTATGGCGTACTTGCACTTCAGCGCATTAGATGAAATTACCCGTCTGCGTAGAGCGCTTAAAACCGCAGTCTTGGAGAATAAAAATGGAAAGCGATGAAAAAAAGGAACTTAGAAAACGAACACATAGAAGTATCGTAACTAAAGTTAAGAACAATAAAAAGCGTAGGTTTCAACCTTACCAAGATGACTACATTAACTTTTTTGTAAAAATAAATAACGAGGAAACAGTTTATGGGAACTATATTAGCTACTCTGACATTGACACTATCGTTTCTGACCTCAGAAACCACTATTGATAAACACGGTAAAGTAACTACTCATGAAGTGATTGCTTACACAACAAGCATTTTGCCCTATGAATCAATGGGTGCTTGCAACAATGCTAAAGAAGAATACAATTTTGCCTTTGGTGCATACCAAATGTCAAAGCGCCCAACAAGAGTAATCACAGCAATATGTAATGATGTTAAAACGGGGATAGTGCAATGAAAAACGACATGATTTACGCAACAATTAGTGCCTTTTGTTTAGGCATAATCCTCACTGTAATTATTGACTCAACACTTCATCGTCATTACTACGAAGTGATTAAAGTAACAACAGGTGAGTTCATTATCCATGATGGCAAAATGTATGCGGTTTATGAGATGGAGCGCAATGTAAAAGGCGAATTGCAAGTAGGTATAAGATGACCAAAGACGAATGTATAAGTCGCCTTAAAACGGCTCAGAAAAACAAAAAAGAACTAAGAAAAATTAAACTTCAACTACTCAAAGAAATCGAGCAGTTGAAGTTGATGCTCAGAGCATTAGAGGAAGAAGAACAATGGGCGAATTAATATATTGGGTAGTTATCTTGTTTACCATTGTATGTTTTATGGTTGAGTATGGAAAAGGGGATGACAATGACATTACATGACTGGGTGGCACTTGTTGCTTATGTAGGATTGATTGGTTTATGTATGAGGATTATATGGACAAAGTTCAAAGTTAAAAAGGTAGAAGCAATACGAGCGTTACCAGACGCTACCAATTGCAAACATGATCATTGGCGAGTTTACCAATCACTTGGTTATCGGGAGTGCGATAGATGCAAAGCAAGACGCGCTATATTTAATGACATAAGGCATCAGAGATGAACACACTAATAAACATACTGAAGTTTCCTGTATTCCTTATTTGCTGTTTTCTGTACTTAGCAAGTGAGTTGTTACTAGGACTTAGCGTACTGCTAGATTGTATTGGGGAAGTGCTTGAGGATTTAATAGATGAATAAAATTGACCAAAAAATTTTAGGCTACAAAGTAGTTGATAAGACAGAAGAAAAAGTAGTGTTTGAGATGATACACGAGAATTTTCCTCGACCACCGCATTTGACGGGTACAACGTATAAGATTAAGACACCTCAGTCAGAACACGCTTTGTATATCACCATTAATGATATGGTTTTAAATGGTAATGAGCGTCACCCGTATGAGATGTTTATTAACAGTAAGAACATGGAACACTTTCAATGGGTACTTGCATTAACGCGCTTAGTATCTGCGGTATGGCGCAAGGGTGGTGACTCTACATTCTTAGTTGAAGAACTCAAGAATGTCTTTGACCCGAAAGGTGGTTATTACAAAAAAGGTGGTGTGTATATGCCATCGCTAGTAGCAGAAATAGGAACAGTTATCGAGCAACATTTAATAGCAACTGGTGTTATTAAAGTTGAAGTGGATGAGCATCAACAAGCGTTCATTAAAGCAAAGCGTGAAGAAGTAATGGGTAGTGAAGAAACTGGGTATCCTGCTAATGCAACTTTATGTAATGAATGCAATACAAAGGCGGTGATTGTTATGGATAACTGCAAAGTATGCTTATGTTGTGCCAGCTCAAAGTGTGGGTGATTTATGAGCCACGAAAACAAAGGTTATTGGGATCAAATCTCAAAATTAACGGCTGAACGTAATGAGTTAGCTACGGTTTTAAGAGGTATTTGTAATGCGTATGACAATGCTGATTACGATTTATGCTATTCGAGAATAGAAGATGCTGATGAAGTTTTAGAAAAGTATGAGGATGAGTTATGAGCCTTGAATCCTATTTATATGAACAAGAATTAGATAAAGTGATTGCTCAACGCAATAAACTGGCTTTACTACTTAAAAAGGTTTTATATGCCTTGGCGATGGGATGGTCGGTATCATTACCAGAAGGTAAGGAATTATATGTAGAAGCGGCTGATTATTTAAAAGGATTGAGAGATGAATAAAGAACTAGTAATCCGCACCATAAAACTGCTTTCAGCATTAGAGGCTTACGCTTTTATGATTGAAAAGTTTATGCCAGATTATCTGCACGACGAGCTTATAACAATTGTGAGTGATTTGGAAAGCATCGTGCTTGATAAGCCAATTGAAACCGATTTTTTAACAGCAAGTAAATACAGCGGAGCTGAATACACAAATCCGCACAAACACAATGATAGCTTATTGCAAAGCGTTGCACTAAAGGTAACAAAATGAAAATTGAAATTAAGAAGTTAGACGAAAAAGTGATACTACCGACTTACGAAACATCTGGCGCAGCGGCTGTGGATTTACGCGCTAACATCAATAAGGCAATCAAACTGGACTTAGGCGAAACGGCATTGATTCCTACAGGTATAGCAATCAACATCAATGACGATAATGTCGCAGCGGTAATCTTACCTCGCAGCGGTCTTGGGCATAATCATGGTATCAAACTTGGCAATAGTGTTGGCTTAATTGATAGCGACTACACGGGAGAACTTAAAGTGTCAGTAAAGAATACAGGTACTGGTGTGTACAAGATTAATCCGCAAGACCGCATTGCTCAAATGAAATTTATTCCAATAGTGCGAGCAGAGTTTATAGAGGTAGAGGAGTTCAGTAGTAGCACTGAACGTGGTGCGGGTGGATTTGGTAGTACGGGGGTATAACATGAGCTTATTAACAGAAGAACAGATTGCCGAACTTGCTTGTATTGCTAGTAACCAATCGACAAGTAAAGATTTGTACCAAGAATTTTGTGAATGGAACGAAAAGCAGGATGACTTATGTGGTTTTTTACAATGCTATGAACCAAAATGGCTTTATTTATATAAAAATGTAAAAAAAATGGACATTAAAGTTAATTTTTATAGTGATAATGAAAATATATTAGAAGCGCTTATTGTTACACACCACCGACCAGAACCAGTCATCACACCACACCCACACGCTGAAATGATTATGAAATATGCTGAGGTAGCGCAAAGACGAGTTGACCCTTGGGTGGAGTTTGAATATGAGGATTGTGGTCAATGGGAGAGTTTAGATGACCACCCAATGTGGACACACAATACAGAATACCGCCACATTGGAGAAGCAAAATGATTACAACAACAGCTTATATTTTAATTAGTACGATTACATCGTGGTCATCAAGCATCCATACTACACAGTCAACAGCCACATTTGCAGACAAGGTATCATGTGAATCAGCGGCAACAAGACAAGACTTTGTTTTGAAATCTATGCAGTTGACTAGCTCAAAATGGAATTTAACCTGCCATCCTTATCAACTTACTGGAGAGAAGAAATGAAAGTAACCCTAGTGCAAAGCACACCCAATCCCGAAGAACACATCGGGTTACTTGCAGGAATATGCTACGGTAAGACAGGTGAACAATCACCAGAGCAGTGTATCAAACGAGCAGAACACTGTGTAACCAAAGGGCATTTATCTACACTGCGGTTTGCCCATGCTACGTTTTTGATTGAGGGTATTAGCCGTATCTGTAGTCACCAGTTTGTTCGCAGTAAGCATTTGGATTTCTTGCAACGTAGCCAACGGTATTGTAATGAAGAAGAAACTAATGTGATTATCCCAGAAAGTATTAGCAAATATGATTTGGTGTTAGGACATATGTCTGATTCAATTAAAATATATGAAAATCTAATTCTTAATGGCGTTAAAAAAGAAGATGCAAGGTTTATCTTACCTCAAGGTACAACAACAGAGCTTCTTGCAGTAGGTAACTTCCAAGCGTGGTATGACTTTATTAAACTGCGCAGTGGTAAGGAGGTGCAGTGGGAGATACGAGCAGTAGCGCATGAGATTAATCGCCAGCTACATGGAATTGCACCAAATATCTTCAAGGAATTGCCCAATGACTGAGCAACTAAAAGAATGTTGTTATTGTCGCAAGAACCTACCTGTTGATGCGTATTACATAAAAAGCACAAGGCGATTATCATCAGACTGTAAAGCCTGTCATCGATCAAAAGCCGCACTTAGACAGCGATTAACACAAAAAGTAAAACTTGAATCACGGCAACTTGATTTTGCTCTTTACCGTGATTTTATAACAAGGCACTTAATTGTTCCAAAGCAATGGGAATTAACACTATGTCATTAGAAAAAGTTATTTTTGAAATCATGCGCTATAACGAATTTTGGACAGTGACTGAAATTCATGATCGCGCAATGGTAACTCAGCCGTTTATTAAACGACCCGATGTGTTCGCAGCTATGCACGAAATGGTTGCCAATAATATACTCATTAAAGAGCCTAATGGTAAAGACAGTTTCTATCGTTTGAAAAATTACGATCCGGCAGATAAGCATCAAAAAGAAACTGAAGCGCAAGTAAAAATAGAAACGGATATTCCTGCCGAGTTTAACCGACACGATGAAGCACTGCGCCAAATTGAGCTGAGAAAAGAAGATAAACAAAAAGCCGATGCTCACTATCAATTCAGCTATAAAGGTCATAAAATAGACCCTTATCGCATCTTTAGAATTTATAATATCGTAGCACCAGAGCAACAACACGCTATCAAGAAATTACTTCGAGCCGGTAAATCAGTCAAGACACTTGACCAAGATATTGATGAGGTTATTCTTACGCTACAGCGCTGGAAAGAGATTTTAAAAGAAGATGTTAAACTGAACTGACCATGATTACATGGTCTGATTTGACACTACCGCCCATAAACTTATGGAATTTACCAAGACAAATTAAGATGGCTACAGAAGAAGGAAATACCGACCTTGCAACGCAACATGAAGAAATGATGCGTGACAAGGCGATAACTATTATAAGGTCAAAAGCATCGGCTATTGATACCAGCAACCCTACAGGCTTATGCTGGACGTGTGGTGACTATGTTGGTCATGCACGGAGATGGTGTGATGCAGATTGTCGGGATAACGTAAATGAAACCTAAACTAAAAAAGGTAGGACGGTTTTGGGTATGTTATACCGAGTGGGAAGATAGCGTAACTTGTACAGGCAAATCACCAGAACAAGCGTATCATCGGTGGTTAACCAAGAATCAATTGAAATTAGAAGAAAGCCGCTGAGTAAGCGGCTTTTTAATTATTTGCTTAAAAACAATTCTGCTTCAGCATTGCGTCGTCGTGTAAGACCTGCAAGGGGTTTTCCATTTGCTTTATCCCATCGTAAAAATTGCTTTGCAATCTCAGCTTTACTGTCACCGGCTTTGAGCATTTTAACAAGCGTTGAACTGGCTAAATTACCTGCTCCGATATTGTAAGTAAGCGATACCAGCGCATCAAATTCATTTTGAGTTAAATCAACCTTAATGGCGTTTACTGCGTGTTCATATGACGTTAATGTTTTAGATAATAGTAATAACGCGGCTTCTTCATTTGCTAAAGTCTGACCTTGTTTAACTGCGCTACCATCCGAATATCGCGTTGAGCCAATGCCAATAGTCCATACACCCGCAGGGCATTTATAAGCAGTCAGTTTACACCCTTCAAATTCTTTAATTAAGCGTAAGCCTTTGTTGCCAATCTTCATTTTCGTGATCTCATAGAAAGTACCGTAATTAATTTTTGTGTTAAGCGAATCATGTCGTTATCAAGCAGGCGTATTTGGTCGATTAATTCAATCAGCGCGTCTGTTGTTTCGGTAAGTATTGGCTTAACAATTGTCGTTACCCATATCCAAACAAAATAGACGATATAACCCATGCTACTTGATGCAATAATTGGAAAACCGTATTGGTTGATATACTTAGCTAATGCGTCAACATCCATTAGTCAATTCTCTTTTCTTGTGGGTTATTGAACCTTGCCACTTTTTCTTTCTCAATAGGCATATCAAGTGTTTCTGTCATGAGTACATCTATTTTTACAATATCCTCTGACATAGCAGTGACACGCTTATCAAGTTGCTTGATGATACCAATAAGGCTTTTAATCTTTTCAAGTACGCTATCAAGCAGGAATTTAATTGTCAGAAATACAAAGTACATTCCCACACACGCAGCGGCAATGGGGAAGCCTACATCCGTTGCGAACTGGAGGAATTCCATTATTTACTTGTCCACCAAGCAATAAACGAAAATAATGCGCCAATGGTGAAGACAATACCGCCAATGAAGCCTTTATACCGACTCTGGTCAGCTTTCATTTCATCAATTGATTTAATTATTGCGTCAAGTTTTTTAGACTGGTCATGAATGTCAGATTTTAAATTAACAATTTCATTTTCAGCTTTAGCTAAACGGCAGGCTTCGTCAGGCATTATCGTACTCCGCTAGTTGCTGTCTGAGTTGACCAATTTGAATTTCAATATCTGCAAGCCATGTTGTATCAATACTGAGGATAGCTTCGCGCTGTCTGCGTGGTGTGACTGAATCTTCTAGTGCTGCGATTTCTGCTTTGATTTTTGCTTTCTCATCTTCAATCTTTTGCGCTTGTGCTAACACTAGCTGCTCGTCATTTAAGTCTAAGACTATCCACGTTTGTTCCCAGTGATTAGGCAGAGCTTCTACAGGTACGCTTTGAGCGATAGTCTGCGTGTACTTATCGTAGTCTGGTTGCCCTGCATCAAACACGCACGAGTAGCCTTCTACTGTAAAAGGTACGGGGAAAGAAGTATTAGGATGTGCTGCACGGATTTCAGACTCGGTGCTAACTTGGTGTGTTTGTAAATTGATGTAATTAGTCATTTTGTTTCCTATGATACTGCTAGAAAGATGTATGCCACACCGCTAGCGTTAATTGAACAAGTTGCTTCTTGGTTTACTGTAATCCCCGCAGCGTAAGGGTCAACAGCATCAGCTGTGGTTATTTCAGCAGCAGTTGAGTTTAATTGCAAAGCAGGGTCATTTCCAGCCGTAATACCTCTAGCACTATCCCAAACCCACCATGAACCTGTTGTGCTTGTCGCTTTTACTAAGAAAAATCTTGCACCAGCCGCAAAGCCACATTCGATGTTCTGGGATGAGCCATTACCTGTGTAAGAGCCTACTTTGCTGATTCCAGCGAGTGTGGCGAAAAGGTAGGCGACATAGGTACTACCAGAAGCATTAACTGAATTATACCCACCTCCCGCAACTGTAAATACTGTAGATGTTGGGGAAGTATTATTCCAAAGACCATAACCAGTGTTTGCAGCGGTTGTTTGATTTAGCCATATGACACCTGTATTACCAAGTGTTGCGTTATAAACCACCCAATCTTGACCACTAGCTGAACGACTTTTCACAATCATTAACTCAGGCGCAACTGTTAAATTATGATTTACATTTAAATTTGTCCCAGTCCCTGTATAACAAACCACGTCAAAGAATTTGGATGCGCGTTTGAAGAACCAATTAATGTAAGGCGCACCGCTCCAGTTCCAAGCACCGCTCGTTGAGTCGTTACCAAATTGTATCCCATCCATCGCACCCCAACTTTTTATTCCGTTGGTATCAGTTGCTTCATCATTAGTTAAAGAAGTGTACATATGCACACCAGCACCTGTCAGCCTGCTTTGAACAGGGGAATAGGAACTGGAAGTTCTATTTCGGTTAGCATTAATAAGAAAATCTGGCGTAAAGCCCAACCCAGTCAATGTGGTAACGGTACTATTTCCAGTTCTCGCAATCGCATTATAAACCTGCGTCCCACTCGTTGGCGGCTTGTTTGGCATACGGATTGCCATGTAGATGTAAGTTGAGGATGCCGACATACCTGTTATGTAAAATCCAGCAGCCGTTGGGTTGCCTCTATTAGCCGTTACTTCTGCTGCTGTTAAATTAGGGCGCAATAAAGAGTCAACTCCGCTAACAGTCCATCCGCGCATACTATCTAATATAGCCCAATCTTCGCCAGACGAGCCTGTGTCTTTATATAGTAACCATTGTGGCTCCCAACCTAAATTTACAGTTGCAATACCACTACCATCCGCTGTATAACTCCCACACTGAATAATCCCAGTTGATGACGTGTCGTGAGCGTATAGGTAGGCGACGTAGGTTGCTCCGTTGATGTTTGCATTGTTGTTACCAACATCTAAATACAATGGATTAAATGTTGTTGCTGTCGCGTAATTTTGGTCGCTATATAAAAATCCACCAGCACTTGTATTAAGACCAAAATCATTTGTTCCCGATGCTGATGTGTAATAGTTAGTGTCACTTGCTCGCGCTAAACAAAACCAGTTCTGACTAGCATCTGTTCTTTTAACTATAATAAACGCTGGTTTTGACGTAAGCGAATGTGAGATATTTTGACCTCCACCGTTACCATTCCCAGTATAAGTCACCACATCAAAAAACTTCGGTGCTTCGCGGAATGTCCATGAGACGTAGCTCCACCCAGACTCGTTAAGACCAGTAGATGTAGTAAGAGAAAACCCATTACTATTAGCCGATATACCTGCTGGAGTGGATGTTGTTTGAGGATTAGTTAGGTTACTGGCTAAATTTTTGTTGAATCCTCTAGCTGAGTCCATAAGCACATGATTATCTACTTGGTCTCTAACTTTTCCCCAAACCATCCCACCTTTACCAGCTAAGTCAATGCCGTTAGTGATGGTCTGCGTTGAGCCGTTGCCAGTATAGAGATAGGTGGAAAATACATCATCGACATAGAGCGTTGCGTCTGCGCTGTTACCCGCTGCTTCTTTTAATTTAGTAGATAACATTATGCTGACTTCCCAACCAGCGCACCGTAAAGTGTTGAGCTGATTTTCCAAAAGACGAGCGTGTTACTTGCACTAAGCGTTGGCGCAGTATTTCCAGCCGCTGTTACCCATGTGGTTGTTGGCCAGTTAATTGTGTATGAGCTACCATTAGTAAGCAGTAAGGAGATGCTTTGACCAGATGATAGACTATCAGTAAATGTAACTGTACCAGCAGCCGCGCATGACAATGTTGTACCCGTAGATGGATTAAGTGCAATTGAGCCAGATGTAGCAAGTGTAGCGACCTTTTCAGTGTAGGCATCTAGGGTTAAGTTACCCGTCATCGTACCGCCAGACAATGCTAAATATCCCGATGCAGGCAAGTAAGAAGTTACCCATGCGCTACCACTATAAACGCGCATTTCATTTGCAGTGGTATTCCAATACAGCGCACCAGTAAGCAGTGCATTACCATCGTTATCAAGCGTTGGATCAGATGCTTTTGCACCAAGATAACGATCATCAAATGAATCATAACTAGCCGCTGCGGCTGTTGCTGATGTTGATGCTAATCCTGCCTGTGTTGTTGCAATACCTGCCTGTGCCGTAGCTGTAGACGCTGATGTTGATGCTAATCCTGCCTGTGTTGTTGCAATACCTGCCTGTGTTGTTGCAATACCTGCCTGTGCCGTAGCTGTAGACGCTGATGTTGATGCTAATCCTGCCTGTGTTGTTGCAATACCTGCCTGTGCCGTAGCTGTAGACGCTGATGTTGATGCTAATCCTGCCTGTGTTGTTGCAATACCTGCCTGTGTTGTAGCTGTAGACGCTGATACCCCTGCATCATGAGCGTAAATAGCGGAGTTTGGCGTTAAATGGAAAAAGCCGGTTGCTGTACTGTAGCGAACATCAATAATCGCTCCTGCACTAATGTCCCCTGCTTGAATCGGATTACTATCGGTAAGCCGAATTGACCGTACCCCAATGCCATTTAAGTTAATAGTGGAAATATCAGTATTGCTATTTAGCGGTCTGAATACGACCTGCAAGCCGTCGGTATAAGTAGTAATGGACGCATCGAGAGTAACGACATAACTATTAGCCGTACCGGTGTCTACAGCGAAATTGACTGTACCGCGTTGAAGTTTGGTTTCACTTGGGAGTAATCCAAATGCAATTGCGGTAGCCGCCTTAATAGCATTAACGTCTGAGGATTTCGCCAGTGTAATCTGAGCAATATCAGCCGGTGGGGAAAAGGTACTCATCTTATGTCCTTACGTCATCTCGACGTTATGTGTAGCGTAATTATGCGTTATGGCGCATACAAATTATTAAACTAACCCGTGGTGAATCCGAATCATTTAACACCCAATGGTCAACGAGATTATTAAAACTAAATATGTTGCCCACAGGAGTAATAATAGATTGGCCTTCGTAGTTAAAAGATTGTTTATCATTGGATTCTAAAGGGATTAAATATTTATCTTTATAGTATTCTGCGTGCCAGCTACCTTTATCGCTATGCCGATAAACTTGTTTGCCGGCAGGAATACGAGTAATTAAAATGCCACCAAATTCTGTTTTATGGATATTGTGTTTTTCACAAATTGCACGGCTAATCTTAGCAATTTCATCTTTAAATTTCTGATCGTTAATATAGAAAACGCTATCGTGTTCATCATGAAATGCTAAAGGGTTCGATGGATTATAATTTTTAATATCATTATAGCGAACCCAGATATCGTCAACTTCTCTGTGGGGCGATTTAGACGATTCAGTACGTTGTTTAAATTTATTCCATAAATAATCATTATCAGAAATAAATTTATTGATAGCCGATACATCAACATGAATACCGGTATTGACCATATTGGATTTGCCGATAAGCACGTCATCTATATTTTCTGCATCACAAGTATCTGTAGCATGGATACATAGCCAAACCACTCTACCGTTAACCGCTTGAACGCTATGCTCAATACCGGCTTTAATTTCAATCACAGCAGGAGCAAAATAGGTTTCTTGAGTATCACCTTGCCAGATAATAGCGCATCCTTCAACAAGAACGCTCATGTGGTCAAACGTATGAGCGTGTTGTTGAACTTCAAAGCCATCGTCAATAATTACTTCTTTGGCATAGACTCCGCCAATAAAGTGATGTGCTTGTACGTTAAGTCCGGTGATACTCATAGTTTCCTTGTGATGATGAAATTACTGTTCCGATAAACCCACAAATTGGCTTACCCACATTCATCACTATTTTACCAACTAATCGTTTAAATGTACTGCGATTTTTTACAATGCCAAATTGCTCTGCCATTTCATATGCCCATGCTTGAACAATATAGGCAAATAACGGGATATAAATCGCATTATTACGCAAGAATTCAGTTAGCGGTTTTGCCCACGCATGATAGCCGATGAGGATTTCTGGATGAGTATCTGCAATCAAATGCCCAAATAAAGTATCAGCGTCAAATACATCATCTTCAAGATAGCCGTATTCGCGCATTAAAGTACACATTACGCTCATGCCACCGCTTTCGGGTTGTTGAGGTTGAGGTGTTTTGAAATATGAAAAATCTTTTTCAGAATAAATAGGCATTTCACGCTGAGGAATATTAAGCATTCCTTGTCCAATTGGAGGTCTAGTTTCCAATTGCTTTTGATATTGACCAAGTGAACTTGTTTGTTGCCGACTTGCGGCTTGAGCCTGTAATTGACGTAATTGCTCATCTGCTGATAATGCCATGATAAATACCTATTTTGTTGGTGAAACTAAATTAGTAGCTGTTTTACCAGCACTTGTTTTAATAATAGCTGATGTTGCTGCGTAACGATTATAAACATCTTTAACATCTGATAAATATTTCATACTTGCTACATTAGCTAAAGATGCTTTTGTTGTAGCATTCATATCGGGTGTCAAATTATATTTTTGAATAGTATCATTATATTGAGCTGTTAATGTATCGACTGCCAAATTAGCTTGCTTTGTAGCGTCTAAATCACCAATTAATAAATCCCTAGTATGTTGAACTTGAGCAGCAATCTGGTCATTAACCATTTTCATACTATTATTAAATACGGCTAATTGCTTTTCATTTTCAAGTGTTTGCGTAGATTCTAATTGCTTAATAACTGCATCGGCTGCTTTTTGAGCAATAGTTATATTTCCACTAGTAATAAGTTGATAAAGTTGATCCGCATTTTTACGAGCATCACTTGCGCCATTAACTTTATCGTTAAGCATTGCGGTAGTAAACAAATTGGTCGCAGTATTGATGGCTTGAGTATTACTAGTATCCACAGCAATTTTATTAGCGGCATTCCAATTCTGAACTTGAATATCGTTCTGAGCCTGTCTATCCATACTGGTGGCTTTAAGACCAAGACCAGTGGTAATTAATTGATTTTGAGCCTGTGCATTAGCTTCATTGGCTTTCTGTCTAGCCAATGCGTCTTGTTGCGCAATCGGTAAAGCGGCTTTAATCGCTGCGTCTTGAGCAAATCCCGCAGCAGCGCCTGTATTAAGCATACCTCTACGCGATGCTTGTAAATTAGCTGCATTAACAGCTTGCTGGATATAAGGATTGTTCTTAGCAAGTAATCCCGATAACTGATTAGATACCATTGAATCGGGAGTGACATTAACCTCAGCGGCTTTAGCAGCGTCTACCATCTTGGTAACATCAGCCGCTGAATTTGGATTGACAATGGTAGTTGGCGCACCTACTTTAGCAACATTGAGCATTCCCTTATCAATCATATCTTGATTGATACCTGCTCCTATAGTGCTATTTATAGGATTACCAAGTGTATCAAACCCGCCACCTAATGTTTTAGTATCAAGTGGTGCGGTGGCATTTTTTAATTTTAAATCATTAGCAGTTTGTTGCGCTAATTGATTGGCAGTATCTTGATCAGTAGCTAATTTTGTCGCATCCGCTGCCGCTTTCGCATCAGCAGTTGCTTTAGCATCCGCTGCTATCTTAGCTTCTTCTTGGGTTTTAGCATCCGCCACTGCTTTACCCGCAATAGTTTGCGCTTGTGTTTTTTGAGCAGTCCATCTAGGATTATCTTGCGGATTAGATAATAATTTATTAAGTTCAGTATCGTAAGTAGAGCCTTTTGCTGTACTTGCCCATTGAACAGGTTTATTTGTTATCGGATCAATATAATCATTAGCTAAAACATCTTTTGCCCATGCTAATTTAGTAGCATCTAATTTCTGATAAGCAGGATTATAAACTGCCTTATTACCAGTTTGAGTTAAATCTAAAAGTGTTTGTTGATCTAATAAAGGATTTCCATACGCATCGGTCATTTTCCCATAACCGCTTAATGTATTGTATAACCCATAATCATTTGGATTATTAGTTTTTGCTTTATTAAGTAAATCTTCATACCCTGTTACATAAGCAGGATTAAAAGTTTGAGCAGGGGTTGTCGTTGTATCTAAAGCAGTTGCCATTTAATTATCTCCGTCCAGTAACATATTGTGACCACCATTGATCAGCAGCAGCATTTCGATTGTCATTATAGTTTCCAAGATTAACACCAGTTTGCTGATTAGTGGGTATTTGGAAATTCTTAAAGGCATCCATAAACCCTTGTGTTGCCTGTGTACCAAACGCTTGGTTCTTGGTATCCACACCACTTAAAATATCTGATTTTAAAGTATCAGCACTAGTTTGCCAATTCTTTAAAAAATCTTCATTTTGCTTTGTTAACGCTGTTTGATTAGAGGCTAAGGCATCTGTATAGGCTTTTGTTGATGCAGATTGATTAGCATTCAATGCTGCTGTCAACTGATCTGAAGTTAATCCCGATACAGGAGGAGGTGTAACTACAGGAGGAGGTGTAACTACAGGAGGAGGTGTAACCACAGGAGGTGATGTGATATTTAAAATACCGCTTGTATTTATTTTATCACCTGTTGTATTACCCGTAATAGTAGTAGCTGATCCCGTAACAGGAGAACCTGTATTAGGTGTTGTATTACCAGAAGTAGTAGTAGCAGCTTGTTTAGTAGCTTCATTTGCAGCATTTTGAACAACTGTTAAATCTGGAAAAGTAGAGGCGATTGAAGTAGGAGCTGCTGCGGCTACTTTGGGAATTATTGAAATTGGTAAATCACCAAATGCAGTTGATAAACTGGTAATAGACATTGGATTAACAGGTGTATTACCAAGCATCACTTGGGTAATTCCTTGTTGACCGGCTTGTTGTGCCCCCGCTATTAAATTCTGGGCATTTTGAAAATTGTCATTTGCATCTAAAACTAAAACTGCCATTTTCTTTCTTCCTATTATCTATTTAGTTTTCTAGGCGTGTAATGAAGTACAACGCCCGATAAGTTATGTCCTAAATCAATAGCCGAATTAGAAAAAACGACTAAGCCAATATTTGTCCCACTTCCCTGTAATCTGAGTTCTGGTTGAGAAACGATTTTCCCATCATAATAAAATGTATTCCATGTCGCTTCATCCCAATAACCCCCAGCGCCTTGCACTTCTTGGTAATTCATAACGTGCGTTGCGATAGTGGGGTCAGCATAAGAAAAGTCGGGATTGAATCTAATTTCAGAATACCCTACTGCGGATAATTCAACTTCCAGTTTTCTAAATCGCTTGATTGCTGAGGGTGATTTTACATTATTAAATGCTGTTCTGATATAGGCTTGAATAGGTTCACCATCAAAAGATGATCCGGTATTAGCAACATAAACATAACCATCTTCATCGCCAAGTAAAACGATATCTCGCCCACTTGCATCCTCACCACTCCATGCGTAACTAATATTGATGGGATAGGTGAATTGAGAAAAGTCATGACCAGTGGTCGCAGCGCCTGTTTGCGTTACGCCCGAAGTCATTGTCATAATAATACCCGTACCGTCATTTGCATAAAACCTAACTTGGTTTTTGCTTTTATAAACGGCAGTAGCGACAATCTTTTCTCGGAAACTATCAATAACGGGTTGAATGGCGCGGCTAATGGTATCGTGTTCAAAGCCACCGAATACATAAGAAGGAACAATGCGGATAATCCCTTTATCATCAAATGAATAAAGTGCGCCAAGATTCATTAACCCATAATGAATAGCACCAATATCTGGAGAGATTAGTTCCGCTTTGTAATTGCCTGTTTGAGCATCAACGGATACTTGCCAAAAACTATCTCGACACGCAACAGCAAGAACCCCACCAACAATCGGACTCATACCAGTAACTGTATCACCAAATTCATGTATGTCTGCAAAACCTAGGCTAGTCGTTCTAAAGTCATGGGGATTACCAACCGCTGAAAATACAACTGCTCCAAAATAAGATAAGGCAAGTTGACCGTTAACCGCTGCAATAGTGGTCGGGGCATCAATGGTTATTTGAGTTCTGATCGGAATATACACGTCACCGTCAAACTCAAAGGCACGATTGAGAGCGTCGCATCCATATAGCTTTTTAGAATCGGAATTAGCTAAAAAGTTATGTTGAACAAACTGGTAATTACCACCTTGCAGAATACTAATTTGAGTAACAGGATTTCCACTGGGATTATCAACAACAGCGATATCAATAATACCCACTCGTATCGTATCCGCTACATTACTTGTCCATGTGCCGGTGACGCTTGTGACAATAAAGCGACCATTGTCACTGCGAATATTAATTGGATCAGAATGGAGCGCCCATTGACTATATGTACCAGAGCCAGTTTTATTTGTAATATTAATAACAATCTGATTTGCACTATAAGAAGTAACCGTACCATTCATGTAATTAGTTGGTGAAGCAGATGCAGTAATTAAAATTGCTTGACCTGCAACGTAGGCTTTACCAGTTTGCGTAGTGAAGGTATGCGAACCCAATCCCATTGTAATTGTAGAATCACTGGTAGCATCCAAATCTTCTAAATTCTGAGATGTTTCAATTACTTGGCGTTTAACAGTCGCTGTTGCACCAGAGTTCTTTTGGTTAATAACCACACCATCAAGCACATCTACCGTACAGGTTTTAAAAGGTAGCGATTTAAATAAAGTAATTTGTTGCCATCCAGTGGAAGTTGATTTCCAAATATCGACTGCCGTTCCTGCCGCGTTATCACGAAACGCATAAGCAATGCCTTTGTACATACAGACACCGCGAAGCACCCCACTACCAGTTACAGCAGTAATATCGGCACGATAATCATCCGCTACTAAGCCAAGTGCAGTGGCATGACCAATACCTGTAGGATGACCGTCTTTAGATGGGAGAATAGTCAATGCGCCTTTTACCGTTCCGCCTACCGTAAAGTTCTCAAGAACAAATGTTCCCGTCACTCTATCGATAATGAGATAAGTGGATTCAACCTGTAATACTTTACCTGTAGCCGCGCTTGTAGCGCCTGTAATTGTTTGACCTACTGTGACTGCCGCTGAGAACGTGCAAGGGCAGTAGTAGTAACTCTGAGCGCTAGGAGAAGGTCTGCCGTCAAAACGCTCATACCCATCAATGCGACGATAGCCACCCAGTGCATTACACTCGTAGTTATTAATTGAAATACATTTACCCGCATCAATAGTGAGAGGTGGCGATACCAAATCAAGACCACCGGCAAAACGTGAGTATTGCGTTTGGGTTTTTACATTAGGTAGCGCGTTCATTCTCATGCGAGTTCTTCCGAAGCAGTGGGTACAGGGCAATTAAACTGTTCAAGTTTAAAGAGTAATTTACGATATTCAATGTTACCGATGGCGTAAAGCTCTTGGGCATTAAGCTGTGTTGCAAAATACATCAATGCTCGCCAAACAATAATCATGTGAAAGCGAGATTGGAAAATTGGTGTATCGGTATCGTTTACTAAGACAGAAGGATTTTTATAATACTCGCCTTCTACCGTGTAAACATTGTCTGGTATAGGATAAAACGTAAGGGAATTATCCGCAGGTTTTATAGTAAAGTGTGTTGGGAATCCGGTTTGAATACGCGCATTCCCAAACATGAATAAATCTCTAAACTCATCCCATTCAACAGGAATGAGATATTGTTCACTGACAATACCATTCGCTGTTAAATAGATGCGCATAGTTTCGGGCGACCATTCGCTTAAATCTAGCAAACTGATACCCGTTTCAGAATAATTATTTACACCGATAATGGTATTAAATGACATATCTCCCCGTAGGAAATCCCAATTGGCGTGTTGTAGTTGAATATCTGCGTATGCAGTATTGATGTAATCAACAGCTTGTTTGTACTCACCCTGTTGATTTGCCGTTGTGATTAATCCTGCACCAGAAATATCTGCTTCAGATAAAAGGCGATTAGCGAGTTCAAGAAATGTCATGGTTTAATTCCAGTACGGTTAATAAATTATTGTGACAATACAGTCGTCAACCATTGGTATCCACGGGGATTAGGGTCTTTAATCACACTGAATGGATATTTTTGTGATGTGTTGCGAGAAATCAAATTCACAGGATTTTCATCATTAGTATTAGGCGCAATAGTAATGAAAGTATCTGATTTTGCTCTAGCTAAAACTTCGACATATTTACGAGCAACTTTAATAGGCTTACCAACTTCCAACCATTCGATACGCCCATTGACACCCACATCGATATATTTAGGAGAATATCTATCTGCTGATGGTTCTAAACGAATAGTAATCGTTTCTTCCATGAACATGATTTCATCCATATACGATAATTGTTCTGATGAAATTACATCAATAATCGTATCTTCATTGTCACGAATCTCATCTACCGTATTATTTAGATTAATTGCAGGTTTTGCTCTACCGCGCACTTCTTCTGTATGTAATTCTTTTTGAATTGCCATGTTATAAACTCCAATATATTAAAAAATGGCAGTGCGCCTAAAAGACACACTGCCGATAAAACATTAAGCCGCTGCGCGAACTGCAATATCTTTATTAGCCGCAAGAACAGTTGCCCCTGCACTTTGTGAAATTTGAATTACACGGTCACGAACTAAAATGCTACTTGTAGTAAGTAAGGTGCGAACACCTGTAGCAATAGTTAAAATAGCCACGTTATCATTTGTAATAGCGTAACCAGTACCAGACGAACCTGTGCCTGCTGCGGTAGCTGTAAATTGAACACCAGCAGTATTTGAAGGAGCGCCTAATGCTACCCAATCAGTTGTACCAACGGTTTTAATTGTATATAAAGTTCCTAGTGCGATTGCAGTTGCTGCTACATCAGCAGTAACATTTTCGTACCATTCCAATTTAGTTCTATCTACAAAATTTTCTACGACAACATAACGTGGCTTACAGCCAATTTTTAATTCAATATAATCACTTGTATTAACTGCGCCAAGTGACAAACGAATGAACATATCAAGTTGCGAATCTTCATCATTTGTTTTAGTAATAATACTATATGCGGTATTTTCAGCCATTTCAAAATCCTCTGAGAATGCGCCAAGAATTAACTTGGCGCTAAATTAATTAAAGTGCTTTTACAGCAGCGTAGCCAAGAGCCATCCATTGATTGTTTTCAATCATCACACCTTTCCACCAGATAGAACCAGCATAACCACGTTGGCCGTGTGGATCAGATTTAGTTTTTTCACCCGCTGGAATGAAAGTAGGTGACATTGATTCTTTACCGCGCAATGCAATTTGTGAGAACGCATCTTGAGCAAATACAAAGAAAGGATACACGTCAATGTTTGTACCTAAAGTTGATTGGCAATAATTAGCGACCACAGTACCAGAAGCATTTTGTGAATTTGCTAATGCAACACCAGCGCTCAATTGAGCAGGTAAATCTGGCGAAGTAATGAAACGGAAACGTTCAACACGACCAATTTCATTAGGCATTGGAGTACCACTTGCATATTGTGAAGTTGGAATAAAGCCAGCGATATCACGAATATCTGGTTCAAAATCAGTATGACAAACAACTACATAACCGCTTTCAACAGGTTGAGTAGCGATATTTGGTGATGCTTTTAATGTGTTAGTTACAGGACGAGCATGGTTAACTTGCATCGCTTTTGTAATTTTACGAATTAAAGACAATGAAATAGGCGCTGCTGTTGTATTAATAGTAGTAGAACCTGTGCCTGCAAAAAAGTAATTAGTACAGGCTTTTAACGCACCAAAAATAATCATTTCGTTAACAAGCGCAACACGCTCACCAACTTGTTCCACCATTGCTTTAGGAATATCATCTTCGTACAAATCAGCCACTTTATCAGTGAAGCTGTATAAGCATGAGTATTGATTGATTACCGCAGTAATGTCTTGCGCTACGATAGTATCCGCTTGTGGTGTAACACCTTCTTGCGTTAAGTGTGCGTTAGCCATTGCTGTACCGCGATCACCAGTTACGTTTTGAAAAAAGATGTTTGGATTACCAGCAGTTGCGTTATAAGGAACATAACGACGTGCTACATAAGTTTCACTTTGGTTTTTAGGCAAAGAAATTTGACGACCTTGTTTTGCTAAAACTTCTAGCGCAACAGCGTGTTTTAAAATCTCGCCTTTGAATTTGTTAATTCTGGCGGGAGAAGTGTTATAACCTTGAATAGCCATTTTAAAGCATCCTTACGTCATCTCGACGTTATTAAATAAAAGTAAGTTAGTCTGTATTAAACCCTGCTTCAAAATCATCTTCGTAATTTTCATCAAACCCACCTGTGCTTTTTGGCATAACTGCCGATTCAAGTCGTTGATTTTTCTTACTTTTTTGTTCTTGATACAAAGCCTTGTCACGTTTATAAGCGCTAATTGCAGCGGAAATAAAACCAGAATCCCATGTAGTATCAAGTCTATCTTGAATATCCGCAGGTAATTGGTTCTTCCAACCGGTGAAATCTTGTGATTGTGCAATCGATTCCCAATCGGGATGCTCTCTCGTCACCATCTTCATTTCAAAATTATTTTCTATTTGAGCGACCTTTTGCTGCAAGATGTAATCAATCTGATTTTGATCGATACCGCCACCTTGTTGCTGTAAAGGTATCTGCGATAAATCCCTAGCTAAAGCATTTGCGAAATCTTCGCCAAATTCTTCTCGCATATTGGAAAACATCTCAGCAGTAACTTGAATAGGTTGAGCTTCTCTTGGTTGCGCGGACGATTGAGCCAGTGCTTCAAGACGCTTAACTTCTCGGTTAATCTCGCCAATTTTGCCAAATAATCTTTGGTTGTTTTGTTCAAACAATTCACGAATCTGTTCTTCAGAAAACGATGGATTTTGTTCAATGATTTCTTGAATCGCTTCTTCTTTGTGTTCGTTGGACGAATCTTCGCCAAACTCCTCAAAGCCATCAGCAAACGCATCATCAATTTCTAATTCAATGCTTTCTTCTTGTACTTGTGATTCTTCCATTTTTACTTCCTATGCTTTCGCATTTTAGTCGCAGGGCATTTGCTGTGCGAATTACAAATTGCAGGGGATATTACTCGCCTACGGGTTTTTCTATAGACAGGAGATTCTTAATTTCAAGTATCTGCCCTCTAAGTCTATCTGTTACATCCTGTGATTGAGGATTATCATTCTTTCTACGCAATTCATCCAGTCTTGCAATATGATATTCTCTAATTGCAATCCATGTGGGAGAATTTGTATCTACTTTAGGTTTTTCTATCATTTCTGATAAGCCTGTCCATTTGGCGCTCTACCTGCCGGTTCAGTGGGAGGAGTTAACACCTGTTTAGATAATTGCGTTTGTACGTTTAATTTTTGAGCTGTTTGCGCTAATTGAGATTTGATTTCAGCAACACTGATTTGAGTCGATTGTGATAATTCCATAATCTTCATGTCGCGTTCCATCTGCTTCATTTGAATTTCGTGCTGACGATCAACCTCTGCCTGTTGCGCTTTAAATTTGAGTTCTTGCATAGCGAGCGTTTCTTTAACTTGCATCTCAGCCATATCAGTAGATTGCAAGAATTTCGCTTTATCCATCTCACCAGCAGCGCGAACTTTAGCCACTTCAATCTGACCTGCGACTTTAGGGTCTTGCGGTGGATTTTGTTGAGCTTGCGCTTGCATCTGTTTAATTTCTTCTTCGCTAAATTTAAAGCGTTTACTGTCAAGGCGTTGCGCTTTAAATGCTTCATCAATCCATTTAGCAGGATTGATTTGGAAAGCTGGGTTCATTACGAGAGCGCCTAATTGCATAATGGCTTGATGTTGCGCATCACGCTCAAACAGAACTGTTGATCCACGAGCTTCAATATTAAAATCACCTTTCAATTGCTCATCACCGTAAAGCATAATCCATTCATAATAACGTGTAATGTGTGGAACAGTAACGCGATCATCAAAGTTACGAGCAATGTTTCTGCGAATAGTTCCTGCGTTATTCTGAAGCATGGTCATGCCACCAACAGTATCTGGCGCATTGCCTTGTTGACCTTGTAGCATCATCGGTAAGCCGGTAATGTCCTCAGCCATCTTTAGCGCGTACTGAATGATTGCCATCAAATCCTGTGTGATGATGGGAATAATGATTGAGCTTATTGCGCCACGCGCATCTTGTATTGGGGAATCGGGTGACAATCTAAGCAATGCACCGCTACCCACTTCAACTAATCCACCGTCAGCCGATTCAACCCCATCAGCAATAATTGTGGTAGGTCTACCGCCTTTACCTGCATTATCAAGTAAATTACGAGTAGCCGCGTTAATAATACGTTGAGGTTCTCTTACTTGTCGAGCAACACCAATACCTGTCCAAGTATCATTCATTGGTTGCCATACCATCACATCATAAGGGAACTCACCGCTTTCCAGTGGGTTCATGGTAGCTTTGATAACGCGATTATTGACAATGACAACCACAACATCATAAGTATCGCTATCACCACAAGTACAATCAGCAGCTTCAAGGTCTTCTTTAGTAGCTTCGCCATAGTAGTACCACACTTCAAATCTATCGCCAAAGTTAGTCTTATCACGTTTCTTTTCTAAATCGTCGTCAGCACCTTCTTTAAGGACTAAATCAATTTGAGAAGAAATGTAACCTTTTGCTTTGCGCAAATTACGCAATTCTTTTTTCGTAATATAATCACGTTCCCAAACAAAACTACCGCTGTGAATATCATCCCCACACGCAGGATCGGGATAAAAGTTTCTTACGTCAATACGTTTTGATGCGGGACGAATTTCAATAACTTTAACATCCGCAACACCCTCTGCTTGCATTTCACCTTGAGGTGTCGGCATTTGCTTTTGAAACATTTTATGTACAGAGTTTTGCTCATCAATAATTGGATAACAGCCTTTAACAACACCTGTACCCAGAATAGCTGAATCTCGAAGTACCTTACGCACTTCACGATTCCAATGCGCTTCAACAAGCCAATCTTCGATTTGTTTTTGAGCTTCTTCTGCTTTTTTCTTTGCGTCTTGTTTAATCGTTTCTTCAAATTGCTCAACAGGCATTTGTTGATTCTTATACATCACGATACCGACATCAACGGGTTTTACTTGCAGTAATTCCATTGTGGCAGGTTTAGGCGTTGGGCGAACTTCAAAGTTCGCATCATCAACTGGAAGGAGCATATCAGCGAGTGACATGGCGGCAATATCTGTGTATTGCTTAGTGATATTCATAAACACGTTTGAGCCAATTCGCTTTCTATTTACACGCGAATAGCCGCCACGATCTACAAGATTTTTGGTAATGGAGGTACTGACTTCACCACGGTTGGCATCATCAATACCCTCATAATATTCACTGTCTTGATCCCAAATTTCTTCTATGCCCGATTTCTTACGAGCTTGGATAGCCTTCTGCCTTTTGGACAAAAGCGCTTTTCCGAATCGGTCTAGTCTGTCAATTTTAGAATCGTCTATCATCTCTTAGTTCCAGTTAAAGGAGTTTGCTCTGTCATCACGACATGGCGTAACATCATCTCGACGTTAATTATAAAGCATTTTAGATAATTTCGTTAATAGTTGCTTTCGCAATATCAATGGCAGTATCTTGAGGGATTTCACGAATATTTTCAACGTGTTGCGCTGCGCCTGCAATATCACCATGAGACACATCAGTAACTGCACCTTGTGCTTCATCAACGGCTTTCTTTGCGCCATCTGAAACCTTGTGAACCATATTATCAAAAAATGACATCATTATCTCCAATTAAATTAATATCCAACACCGCTATCATACGGTTGCCATCTGGGTGCAGCAACAGGAGCGCGTCTATCTTCATTGCTTAAACTCTCAGCATTGACTGCTAAATATCTAAAGGCATCTGCACTATGACTATAAGTGTCATGGAGTGGTGCGCCTGCTTCATTTGTTCTTGGATTAATACTTCGACGGTAACGCTTTAAACATTCGAGCAATCGAATTGCGTGTACCTTATCAAAGTAACATTGCGAGAACATTAAACGAGCCGCCTTAATTCCCGATTCAATTGGCATATTAGGCGTAATCTTTACTTTACGTCCAAATGCCTTTAAAAGTTCTTCTGTACTTTTGCCGGTTTTAAAATCTTTAGTACGTCCATCATGGGGCAAGTAATCATACCCCCAATTATACTTCTTACTATTCAATAGTCCAGCATAATAATCTAAGGTCTTGTGGTCATCCTCAATACTTTCGATAATACGAATCTCACTTCGGACTTTTTGTACTAAGAGAATTGACATCGAGTCATTCCAACCCAAATCCCAAATAGCATGAACTTTAAGTAATGGGTCATAAGGAACATTACAAATTCTGCCGTGCATCGTTGCAGCGTTAACTTCATTCGCATAAATAGCACCTGTTACAGCACTGCGGCATTTACCAAGCCAAATGTTATCATAATCCTCTGGGTTTGTTGTCATGCAATGTAAGCGCTCTGCTTCAAGCTCTTTAGGGAAATAAGGATTATCGCTAAAGTTCATTTCAACAACAGTTGCACTCGGAGCAGGATTAAGTACAAATCGCGTGTAAGTATCATCCGTATCTAAGTCTGGATTGAAACTCACCCAAATCTCAGAATCATCTTTACGAATTGTCGGAATAAGAATATCCCAACTTTTCTTACTTACCGTTTGCGCTTCCTCTACCCATACAATATCACAGCCTTCAATAGACTTGATAGATTCAACTGTATGTTGCGCTAAACCGGCAAACATAAACAGCGATCCATTCATCCCACGAATCTCTGTTTCAAGGACAGTAAAGAATGCCCCAAGTCCAAGTCGTTGAATTTGATCGGATAAAAGCAAATGCACTGATTGCTTGATACTTTTTTGAATCTCCCGTGTGCATAATACGCGCATGGGTTTTTGAGCCGCTAAAAGAATCAGTGCTTGTGCAAAGTTATAACTTTTCCCGCTGCCCCTTCCTCCGTGTGCTACTTTATAGCGTTTCGGAGCAAACAAGAATTGGAGTTTCTCTGGGAAATGTACATCTAGGTTTTCAGCCATTGTTTATTGTCGTATCGGATTTAATGAAGTTTAAGGTAATACATGGTAAATCTGCACCATCCTTACCGCTGTGTTCAATCTTATCAACGAACATACCCATATTCTTAGCAAGCAATTCACTGGCTCGAATACGCGCATCTAACTTAATATAATCACCATTTTCATCTTTGTTATTGCGAACGAGGTTAGTCCAAAATTCCTGTATCTCAAAAATAGATGCAATATTAGCCGCGTACTGTTCTCGAATCTCGGTCACAATCGCATGATGACTGGAAGTCACTTCTCCCATTTCTTTCCACGCTGCTTGCACATTAGGATTATTGAGAAGGGTATAGGCTTGTTTACTTGCCGCCTTATCTGAATATCCCGCTGCAATAGCCGCCTTAGTACCGTCCTGCCCATTACCTAAGTAATGGGTCAAGAAAGCACGTTGCTTGGAAGTGAGCTTGCTTAGAGCTTCAAAATCCATATTACATCATCGCAGGTCTAGTTGGTTTACCCATAGGCGCGGCTTGTGCTGGCGCACCGCCCATACCCATACCGCCTTCTTCACCGCCAAAGCCTTTAGTAAATAATGACTCAGCACTTGCTGATTCCCCACCTTCTAAAAGACCTTTGGCAATTTTCAAAGCATCGTTAAGGTCACGCGCTTTTTGAACACCTGCGCCCATGCCTTCTTCCATACCTTCCATTGCGCCTTCACCACCTTCAGCCATTTGTTCCTGTTGATTTTCTGTTTCAACAGTGTATTGACCTTGTGCATCGCGTGTAATTGTAACTGCTAATTCTTCCATCTTCTTTCCTAGTTAAAGGGCGCTACGGTATGTAGCGCCATGGGTATTATAAAACTTGTTTAGTTTAATGCTTGAGTTTCTTTTTCAAATTTATCACGTTTTTCTATCACTCTATTAATTCTATCTGTGTATTTTTGAATTACATTATTCCTAGCTTCATCGCCTAGATTAGGATTTGCTCTTAATTCTTTTGTCAATTGAGCTTCAATACTTGTAATCATATTTTCAAATACAGTTAGTTTTTTATATTTTTCAAAATCAACATCAATACTTTTTACAGATAATCCTGTCATTAAGTGAAGAAATGCCTGTTGTTGTGTTTTTTTAGGTGAACCATCTTTATTCATTATCCCCTCATATTCACTTGGGGATTGTGATTTATAAATAGTTGCAATATCCCCTTTTGGACTTGTCATTGGTGGCATCATCATACTATAACTATATTCAAGAATTGTTTGCAATTTTTGAGCCGATGTATCATTTTCATCAATAATTTGCTTACCTGTGAACGTATCTTTGTTTGTATTTATAGCCACAACTGCTTGAGTTAAAGGACTGCTAAATACACCTGCTGAATCTGCAAAATTGCGTAATTCCGCAACGTCTTGATTACCTACTAATCTGCCTAATGAGTTAATACCCTCTGCCGTTTTTGACCAAGGAAATAATCCATTCATATCAATAACTTGCGTTCTACCACTAGCATCTTTCATAGGCAATACCCAAACATTACCTGCACGTTGCATACGCTCTGGCAATAACTTGAGAATAGCTTTTAACTTATCCTCACCGTCATCACCAAAATCAGCCGCTGCCGCAAGAGATAATGCGTAACCTAGCATATAGTAAGGGAGTAGCGAAGTAGGTCTATTAACAAATGTGCGTAAACTAGATTCAAATGATTTTACAATCCAAGTAATAAATGGGATACCAAACGGGACAGTTCGTAACCATTTTACCCATCTTGGGACAAAACTATAGTCAAATAAGGCACGATGCGCCATAACCGCTGCGGTAAGATCGTTTGCGCCTTTTGATTTTAAATCAATAAATTTAGCGGTTTTAAATACCATTTCAATAGCTTGATGAAAATTACTAGCGCCTCTAACACCTTTACCTGTTAAATAAGATAATTCTCTAAATAAATGCGTCATTGAAAACCAATCCATATCCTTATCGCTAAATTCAGCTTCATTTTCAAGTAACCAATCTGTAATACCTTGAAGTTCTTGATTGCTAAATGTGGCTTTTCTACCTCCCATATCAACCATTTTTTGGTAATTTTCACCATTGTTCAATACTTCTTTAAATGCTTGAATAACTCGCACAGGTACTTTATCAAATCTAACACCACTGGTATGAAGAAGAACACCATTTGATAATAAGTTCATTACTTGAGTCGGGATATTTATTGCTACATGGGAAAATTTAAACGCATTGGAAATTCTATAAAGTAGTCCGTTATTGCCAAAGAAGTTTTCAAGCGCTGTTTGCTCACCCGTTGCACCATAAGTATTGATAGTTCCTACTAAATCATCATAAATAAGTTTATGGACAACAAGTCCTCTAAGCGATCCATACTTAGCAACATTAGGCATCTTGATAAAATCACTTGGAATAGCATCCATATTTGCTATTGCTAGTGCCGCTGCTCGTTTCATCATTTGTGCTAAATCTTGCATATCTTTTCTATCTTCTTCTGGAGCAGAATAGGATTGATCAAGAATACGGTCAGCTTCTTTATCTAAGAAATAAGGCGTTACTTTACGAACAACAATTTTTTTAGGCGCACCTTCTAAGGCGCTATTAGTTGCCTTATAGTTAATCACTCCATCGTCATCAAATATAGCTGTTGGGCGGTTAGTGCTAGCATCTAACTCAATATTGATAAGTGATTGTTTCCAAACCCATTTTTCATTATCTGAAATTTGATTAAAGAATTCCATCATAGCAATATCGCGTAGTGGAATACTGATTGTGCGAGATGCTAAATAAGCAGGATTTTTAACTTCTCCTTTTAATAATCGACGCACTTCTTCGGGTAAATTATTATCACGTTTTTTAGCGTAACCCATTGACGATAAGGTTTTACCGCTTCCAAGTGATTGATATCTATCGCTACTTTGAATAATATGTTCCAAATATACGCGAGGTAAATAACGACCTTCATACATTTGGTATGATTCCATTGGGATGATATTAAACTCAACCAACTTTTTACCAATGATTTGAATAGCTTCTTTTAAATCTTTAGCTACCTGCGCCATTTGAGGATCAATAATAAAATCAGTAGTGGCTTTGTTATCAGTCAAATAAGTATAGATTTCTTTAGAGTCCTCCTTAGTGGCATTTTGCAGAGTTTCAAATACATTGCGGACAATATCATCAACATTATCAATCTTACCTAATGTTTTGTAACGCATACCTAGGTATTTACCAAGTTCGGGTAAATACCCCATTGTAGTTAAATACTTATCGATAAGCTCATTAGATTTATCATTGAGTCTGCGGAAACTATCAAATCGACGAAGCTGTTGAGTTACCCAATCCTTTTCTTCTTCAAGAGAAACATCGTCTGGGTAATTATCTTTATTATCAACTTCTTCTGGGATAGGCTTGGCATTTTCATAAGCCGTATAACCTGTAGAACGATTGACTACTTCACCTTCTTTGGCTTTTTTACTAAATTTAATAGAAGGTGTTACTTTCTCACCTTTATAAGTTTCAGCTCTAGCATCGAACTTAGATTGGTCTAAAATAGTTACATTATCACCATCACGCGCTTTATTATAATTAACAAAGAACCCTTTAGTACGTTCAGTTGCATCCTCAGTGCCACCAGTGTTGTCTTTATTGGTTAAGCCAATAATCATACCGATACCGTCAGCACGTTTAGGGTCTAAGAAACGTGCATCGTAATTATCACCATTCCAGACTTGATACACTTTACCTGTCGCTTCATCAGTAACAGTTTTAGGCATATCATTTTTATCTGAAAACACCATTGCAACATTGAAGCCAGTATCAAGACGTTGTACTGATTGCCGCCAGTTACTGTGTTTGTTAAAGATAGGCACACCATTAACAATTTGGGATACCCCTGTTGAACTGTACGTTATATGTAAATTAGGTAATTTTGAATCTGAGTTTAACTTAGTGTAATCATAAAATTCCACATTAGGATACGCTTTCATTATCGGTTCAAATACTGTTGGTGGAATATCCGAAGTCACATTCAAACGCATAGCAGGTTGATATATTTCTTTATCAATTTTTAAACGATCATTTGTTACAGGATCGCGCAAGAATCTTTTAGGATTCGCGGGATCGCGAACATATTCAAAAGTTTGATTTGCCCATGATTCATATAATTTAATCTCATGTGCAATAGCAATAGCAAATTCTTCTGGATGAAGAACCATAGCTTCCGTTTTTAAATATTGAGAAAGCCTTGCTCCACTTCTATATTTACCTTTACCACCATATAACAAGTTTTGCCCAGATGTTTCCCCTAAGCATAACTCTTCGCAAATAGCAGACACTGGGCAAGTTGAAAGATTTTTGTTGTTTATCTTTTGAGCAGAAGCCAAACCTAAGCCTTGAGATGCAACACTATTTCCTTCATAAGTTAAACCGTAATCACCTACGCGAGTTTTCTCTAACTTTCTATTTTCTGTTAAAAAGGTAGTTATGTTGTGATATCTTTTTAGAACTTTCTTTGCTCTAGTATAGCGAGTCGCCTTTTGACGGTCAGTTAAACCTTTATATTCTTCAACTGCTTTTGCAATGCGCTCACCCACTTCCGTCAAAGTAGTTGTTTCAGCAATACCTTGTTCTCTAGGTTGATTTAATGTGAATAGCTTTAACATCTTTGGTTTTTTCATGAATGCTTCACCTTCACCAATTGGAATGAAGAAATCACGTCTACCATCTTTATGCTCAACACTATCGTCAATTTGTACTAATGATGGATCAATTTGAATTAATACAACCGCTCCATCCATTTCATTAGTAATAGCGCCACGGTTCTCCATTACAGAATAACCGGCTGATTGATTGGTTAAATAAATTCTATTTGCATTTGGATTATCGGCAACTAATTTTCCCTCTTGCAACACCCTACGAGCAATTTCATTTGTCGTTGGATAGTATAGCGAAACAGTTTCATTCTTATTCATAGGGATACCTAATACACTATGAATCCCCCACTTAGCTTGTGCCGCTGTTTTAATTGCAAACTTTGCCAATTCAACAGGTATTTCCAATTGCCCTTCAGACAAATAAGGCATAAACCCTGTTCTATCAAAATACTCTTGTGCTTGTGCTACTTCATATTCTGATGATTTTTTAAGAAGGAGTTCTGGTGCTTTACGCAATGTTGCATTAGCAATGTAAAGCAAATCTTGATCGCTTAGGTTATTTGCCCATTGGATAAATCCTAGCTTTTGTGAAGCAGGGAACATTTTGCTCATATTGCGAAGTGCATTTTTGAGCCATGCTTTGAATCTTTGAACAATTTTGAGTTTAGGCGCATATTTAATTAAATAGGCAAGTGTTTCTTCGCGCAAATCTTCTTCTGGAGTATCGGCATCTAACGCATCTTGTCTACCTTGCATAGCCGCTGGGTTTTTAACTTTTACTAAGTTGTCAGTTTCTTTTAAGAAATTTTCAAATTCAGCTTCATTAGCGCCCATTTTAAGCATATGCACACTAACTTCGTGCATCATTAAATAATGTAAATCTTTTTCTTTATCAATGTTTTCTGCAACAAAATAAGTTTTACCGTCAGCAGGATTATAGAATGCTTCAATATCACCGTTTTTGCTGTACTTAATATCAAAAGGTTGCAATACTTCATTTTGCCAAACACCTTGAAAGCCAATACGTTTTCTATCAATACCTTCGCGGTTAACTACTTTTTGCCATGCAATAGATCGCTCAATACTTTGTTTAACATCAAAACCTTTATAATCGTCCTTTACCCATTCCCATTTATGGTGATAGATAGCTTGTTTATCTGGGTTTTTATTTAAATCTACCGTCCGTATTGTCCCGTCTGGTTCAACTACAATTAAATTACCGTTAATGGGTTCGGGCGAAGTATCAAAATCGGGCGAATTAAAAAATCCAATTGCACCAGTTTTAGTATTATAACGAATAAGGTTATATTCAAAATCATCAATACGTTCTTTAGCATCCGCTAAATCGCCTTGTGGGAGAACCCCTTCATAATCTCTATGAAGATACACCTCATCCCCCATTTTTTTACCGACACCAAATTCAGAATATCTTTCTCCTGCGCCTAACTCTTTTGCTTCTTTTCTAAGCGCTTCTGTTTCAGCAGAACCAATTTCAACTTTTTCTTTTTTAACAGGTTTTAAAATTGAATCTAAAATAGGTGTGCCGCCAGATTTTTGAATAATTACCGCGCTTGCACCATAGCCGTTAATTTTTCTAACATCAAAATCTGGAAGTAATTCTTGAACATAAGCAACTAACTCGTCTGGCTCAATGCCTTTTTGATAATTAGTTTGTTCAACGCCTTTTAATTTACGAGTAACATAAAAAGAATTGGGTTCTTCACCCGCTTTTGAATTTGCAGGTTTAATGGTATCGACATCACCTTTCCAACGACGACTACTAATTACCCCAACACCTCCATCTTTTAAAATTCGCCCAATATTTTTTACAATATCATCTCTAATTGCTCTTGGGACAACATTTAATACGTTTAGATTTACTACCGCATCTTGACTATTGTCTTTAATATTATCGGCATTTGTAAAATCGGGTTCGTCTGTTAATGATTTTGCCCAATTTTCTGGGAAAGGCTCGTAAGATTTTACATTTACATCCATTCCCTTATTAGTCAACGCTCTAAAAACACTTGCCGTACCACGTCCTTTCCCCGCACCATAATCCAATATGTTTTTAAGGTTTGGTATTTTTGCAAATAAGTTTCTAGCAACAGCGGCATACGCCCCCATTGTTGTATCAATTTGGGTGTTTGCTGCGGAACGATCTCCAACTAATGCAAATTTAGTTCCGGTAGATTCTTCAATAATCGCTTGTGCTTGCTCATCAGAGATAATTTCAAACATCCCTGTACCAAGTAACTTATCAGTCCAGCCTTTACCGTAAGCATCGTCACCGGCTTTGGTCAAACCTTCTTTTAAAGATTGTTCGGTGTGAGTATTGGTAGCAGGTTGTTGAGTTTCACTAAATTGAATACCCCATTTAGTTTTATCAAATTCTCCTGTATTCCCTATTGCAGATTTAGTCTGTTCTGGATCGAATGTGATAAATACTTTGTGTTCACCTATTGCATTTTTTCTACGCAATCCGCCTATATGGGTGATACCATCGTAACCCATTGAAATAAGTATAGATTGTGCGGCTTCTTCCCCATCATATTTTGAATAATCATTATTTTCTAGAGATTCTAAATAAGCATTATAAAAATCAGTATTTGTAATTGCATTTTTATAATATGATTCATCAAAAATGCTATCTTCTTGAAGAAGCTCCATCCATTTATTTTTATCAGCCGCTTTATCCATATCAATTGGATTTTTGATATTTAAAAATATTGAGTAAACGGAAGGAGTTGTTCCACGACCTTTAGTTGTATAACTAGATGCCACTTCACTATTGTCAGTAAAGTAACCTCCCATACCAAACAATCCATGTTGTGAATTATAAACATCAAAAAATTTAAACGCATCGCCTTTGTCATTTTTATTAGTTCCATGATACATGACAAGTGGTTCGCCATTCTCATCAACAACCTTAGACGCATTCGCAGGATCATTTTCCCAATCACCAAACCACTCTTTGAATTCTGGTGTTCTGACTTGCTCGTATTGAACCGCGTTTAAGTTTGATGGTTTACCATTAGGTGCAAGGCGTTGCTGAGATTTGGCTTTGCTGAATTTAATGTTTGATTTATTAGATTTATCAACAGCTCTAGTCCAAACATCTCCTAAAATGTCTTTTAACTGAGAAGCACGATCTTCTGAAGTAGTAAGGTGAGATAATGATTTTAAACTATCTACTTTATCAACAATTGAATCGCTAGAAAGTTTTGCTTTTCTCAAGTTAGCTTTATATTCAGCTAAGACTTCTGGATTTAAAGCAGTATCAAATGCTATTTCGTAACCTTTTTCTTTACCAAATACATTCCTAGCAGTACGGCTATAATTTTTGACTCTAGCTATTTGACCATCGTTATTTAAAAATATAATTGCTCCATGTCTTACTCCGGGTTTAGCTTTTGAAATTAAAGCATATTTAACATTTATATTAAATGACATTATTGGGACAACTAGAAAATCTTTAGATTCTTTTAGAAGAGCAAATAATGTCCACTCATGTAAGAAATTAAGAATACCTTCTTTATCTTCATTGTATCTATTGACTTTATATTTATCATAATTATCTAATTCTTTTTGAGTAAGTTTAGGTTTAATTTCTTCTTCTTCTTCTTCTTCCTCCCCATACCCTTTCTCAATAGTCACATTCGCCTGTTTAAGCGCTGCTGTGAGTGCTTTATTATCTTGGCTACCTAACTTAATGCTTACATCTTTTCTGCCGTCTACAAGCTCTTTATAAAGCTCTGGCGCATAGGCTTTGGCTTTGACTGGGAAAACGTGTGCATACAGATTGAATTCAGCCACAAGTTCTTTATCACTTGCTAAATAAGGATGATTGGCTTCCGCATCACCTAGAATTAATTCTTTAAGTGTAGCGCGTTCATCTTCAGTTAATTTGCGGTAATTCAGTAGTTGGTGATGAATAGCGTGACCGAGTTCGTGTATTGTCGTGCGATCAGATTGGCTTGTTTGATAAATAGCCTGCTCATCTTGATCGTAGAATCCACCGATATTGCTATCTGTATTGATTAATGAAACCGATTCGAGATTAGGGTATTGGGTTTCATAATCAATTTCAGTTTCATCAAATTTACTTTGAGCGCCTTTATCCCCATAGAACCAATGATTGGGATAAAGTTTTTTAAGCTCAAGTGGAGAGTTAGCAAGTTGCTCACCTTCAATTGTCACTTCACGCCCAACGGTAGCTTTGCCCTTACGTTCTGGTGCAAACAAATCACCAGAAGTTGTCATGCCTGTGCCGTTCATTTCATCCCAAAGCGTATCTCGTTCTAAATCAGCTTTACGTTCCTTTTCCGCTTTAATATCTGCAATGATTTTATCTTTTTCAGCTTGCGTCTTTGCATCTAAAATTGCGTTAACTTCTTCATTTGTATAGGTATTTAGAAGCTCGTCTTGTGCCTGTTTATCTTGGTCGGCTTGTTCAGAAGCAATTTTATCCATTGCTTTATCAATACCCTCATAGCCGTAATACGGTTTACCAGAACGCAAACTATCTTTGAGAATAGTATCTAAATCATCGCCAGTTTTAATTTCATCAAACCCATGATCTACACGAAGCACTGTCGCCATATCATCAAAAGTGCGTCCATTTTTATTAAATAAAGCGGTGTTTCTTTTATAATCATCCAACTGGCGTTGTGACATTTCAACACGAGATAAGCCTCCCAGTTTTCCTATCATACTTACAATATTTTCAAAACCGGTTACTTTTTTTAGATTTTCAGCAGGTTTTGTTGGTTTTCTAACCACTTGGTCTTCAGTGACAATACCGTATTTCTCCTCGCCAAGTTTTACCCAAGTGTGAGTATCCTTAGATAATTCTGGATTGGTGCGAATATGCGTTTGCGCTCCTTGCGGACTAGTAAATGCCTTACCGTTCTTTCTAAGAATAGGGTTGTTGATTGTTCCTTTGGGTTCTGCTACTGGTGTTTCTGCTACTGGTGTTGCTTCAATCTTTCTTTTTTGTACTAAGTAGCTATCATTTTGCCAAGGTACAACCCTATATTCATTTTTAGGCTCTATCTTTTCCATAGATTTTGCCATTTGATTTGCATCACTTAGTGAATTGGTTGGGAAATGAAAAACCCATTCACCCACAGCATACGCTTCATCTTCTTTTTTATTAGCCGATTCTCTTTCTAAGTTATTTAACTTATCTTTTACAGCAATCTCAGCTTTACGAGTTCCTTCAAAATGACGCTCATTATCTGATGTTTCTTCAGCATAAATTGATTGTATTTCTTCTGGCGTAGATGCTTGATTAATTCGTGCAATACGATCCGAATTTCTTGTTTCATAATCTGCTGTGGGCGTTTCTGCTACTGGTGTGGCTGGTTCATTTGGTTTTAATACAATGTATTCCTTACCATTAAATTTGGTATTAAATGAAATACCATCATAACCTTGCTCTCTTGCTGTATTGACAAGGTCGTCCATTGAATTGGAAGGCGCTAAGCCAATTTTTTGTTTAGCTTCTGCCCAATTGTTAGCTTCAAGTAAATTATTAAAAGTATGAGTTGATTTAGATATGCTACCTTCTTCACCAGCATAATCCTTAGCTATTTTTTCATCTGGTGACATAAATAGTGCATTACCAACTGTGGTAGTAACATCTTCAGTTGATTTCCCCTTTGGAACACCTCGATATAAATCCACTGTAATTGGCATTTCTGCTGTTGGCGTTTCTGCTGTTGGCATTTCTGCTGTTGGCATTTCTGGCGCTTGCTCAATCGGTGTAACCAGATTAGTGTAATGATCCCTTTGCGCCTTATTGAGCGAATACTTTTCACCTGTTGGAAGATATAGCATTCCGCCTTTAAGTTCTGCGCCACCTTGCGCTACTGCTTGACCAATAAAATCTAAACTTTCCTGTGTAGCATCTAACTTATCTGGTTTAGCTTTTACAGGTTCTTGTATTAAAGGTTCTTGCATAGCGGTAATTTGATCTTGACCGCGTTGAGCTTCAATGGCTTGTTGCTCTTGAGTTTTCAAATCATGGGTAATAGCATGGTCAGTTGAGATAGCTTCACCAATATGATTGAATGCTTGTAGGGCATCATCAATATTTTCAGCGCCTGCAATATCTTTAGCAATTACTTCATTGCTAACTAATTGATTTTTACCAACAATACTACGAATATCCCCCATTGTTCTTTGCCAATCGGTCATTGGTTGAGCAGGTTGTTGCGCTGTAGTTTGAGCAGTTGTGCCATCAAGTCCACCGCGTAGCATTGCCGGATCAATCTCATCTGTAGCAGGTTGGTCTGGTTTTTGTTGAGCAGATGACATTACACCACCGATGCCGCTCATCGCCCCGCCACCAATAAAGCCTAATGCCGCTGCATCAATACCTTGTCTAAATGAATCACTGCTAAACGGGTCTTTGCCTTTACCTGCTTCTTCAATAAGCGTTTGGGCAAACTCAGTTCCACCTTCGATACCTGCGCCTTTAGCACCTGTCGCAGCGCCACGAAGTAAATTACCTTTTAATCCTTCAGTGTATTTACCTACTTCTGCCAAACGTTTACCACCAAGTACATCCAATCCAAACTTATCAGCATAGGATTCCGCTGCGGCTGCAAACGCTGTTGCGCCTAAGCCTCTGCTAACTTCCCATGGTGTTAATGCGCGGTTTTGCTCAGTGGATTGTTTAGCCAAATCACCTAAAATCTCACCACCTTCTAAGCCTACTGCTTGAGCGCCTAAGGTATAATCACGACCTTTTTTACCAATTGATTCTGCAACATTCTTAACGGCTTGTTTTTCAATTTCAGATTGAGTTATATCCCTGCCTGCATTTTGCTCGGCAATTTTAAGCGCTTCTTGTTCAACTAATTTTGCTGTGTATTCTTTAGCAAACATTTCACTGGCAAGTTTAGCACCAACTTCGCCTATGCCCCCTGCAAGTATGGCTTGAGTTCCTTGACCAAGCCCGTACCCCAAACCATATTGAACGGTATCAGCAAGCGCACCAAAGTCACCTTCTTTTGCTTTCTGATAAGCATAAGTAAACGAATCGCTTTCTTTTGCATTGGCTTGAGTTTCTTTTTGCGCGGCAATCATTTTACCTACAGCTTCCTGCTTACCTTGCGTAAGCATTCCACCTTCACCAAATGCAGTTTCACCAATGGCGTATGCGCCTGCTTCTAATCCATAGCCTAATTCTGGCAATTGCTCATAAGATGTTTTAAAGCCTCGTGAGAAGTCGCTATTATCTTTTGGATTAGCCTCCGCTTGCATTTTACCAATCTGCTCTGGCGTTGGTTGCTCAACTGGCTTATTGAATTGCGTTAACTCGCCTGTAGGGTCTTGCGCTACGGGTTCGGTTGGCTTAACAGGTTCTTCTTGTTTAACTTCTAAAGAAGGTAAATATTCGTTATTAAAATAATCACTGACTTCTTGTTCAGTGGCATCATCTGCGGCTTCGATTTTGTAAACAGAACCGTCTTCAGTGGCTATTCTATATATTGACATTATTTTTCCTGTGTAATGCTAATGATTTTTTTAGAAGTATTAGATTTAGTTGATGACGGTAATGGTGTACTACCGTATGTTTCATCAATGTATTGATATATTTTATTTACGTCCCCTTTGATTTGCCCACCGTGTTCCTGTTTAACTAATGCTTTCATTAATTGACCGCGTACAGCCGAATCAGTTAAATCTATTTTATCATCTGGTTTAATATTTAATAATTTTGACGCATCGGTTATCAGTCTTTCAGTATCATTATTATCTGATTTTGGCGACCATGTACTTATGGTTTCTCTAAGTGTAGTTAACGGTTTAGGCACGTTTTTACTTTCACCTGTACCATATAGCATCAATTGATAATCCATTTTACGCAAATCTTTTGCAACACCTTGTGAAGGTTCAAACTCTTGTGAATTAGGTTTACGCATTCCACCGATATTCACTTTATCGTTATAAAGTGAATTCAAATCATCGGATTTAGGCGCTGTAACTTTATCACTGGTTTTGCCTTCTGATTTAGAATTAAGCATCCCTCTAGGCGTGTTTGTTAATTCAACCACACGTTTATTAACATAATCATCATATTGAGGAGTGTTATCTTTATCACCTTTGGTATCGAACCACGTTGAATTTCTAACACCGATTTTAGGATCAGCATCCGCCTCGGCTTTAGCAACTGCGATAGCTTCTTCTTTTGTGAATGGTTTACCTTCTTTCAGTCTACCTGCAACATCTAAAGTTTCCCATTTACCAGTTATCTTATTAACTTTAATCAGTATATCTTCTTCAATTGGTTTTCTGGTAGCTGGGTCAATTCTGCCAGTATCAATGGACATTTTTTGAATACTAAGCTCATCGCTTTTACCTTCGAGCCATATCAATTTACTTTTAAGTTTATTGGCTTCATTTTCATCAGCGGTATTTTGAATCTTATTTTGTAAATCTAAAATTTGAGTTTTTCTGTCTAACTCCATTTGAGCAACTTTTTGATTAATCTCTTGTGATTTTCTAGCCGTGTCACTATTCAATTCAGCCGCTTTGCTTGATTCCAATTGCTGATTTTTAAGTTTATAGTCAATGTCAGTAGGGTCATTTCGTCTTATTGCCTCTCTTTTTTCTTTAGCTATGTCATCTTGCTGGCGCAATCTTTCCTGCGTATTAAAATCCTCCACGCGGTATTCATGCTCAGTTGCTTTATTAATATAGTCCTGTGCAGCTTGCGACTCCTTATCGGCTAACGTGTCTGTACGGAGTCTAGCATAATCGGTATCGGCTCTAACTTTCGCTCTGCCTTCTGACCGTATAGCCGCTTCTTCAATTCGTGCTTCACGCTCTGCATCCGCTTTGGCTTTAATCTCAGCATCTTGATCCTTGCTGTATTTATTTATCATTGCCGTGCCTAGACCTTGCGCAGCGCCTAAGGCAAAACTGGTTAACATTCCATAAGCCATGACTATTTACCTCTCTTGACTGGTTTATTAGGCGCTTTGCCTTTAGACTTCACTGCCTGCATCTTATTGCCGACATACTCTTGATGTGTTTGGTAATCCTCAATCTCTTGTTTACCTTGAGCGATTGCCGCTTTGAGCTGTTCGGGCGTGATGCCCATTTGCTCAAACAGTTTATCTGTTGTGCGCTTGGTTGTCTGTGAGATGATTTCCGGAGTGACTGGTAGTTTTAAACCGCGTTCGGCAAAGTCTAGCACCTTGCAGATAGTTGTCGTGCCTGCAAATACTAACACTTCTGCCGGTAGGCTTTTCTTTGATTGCTGATAGAGTAACCACATTAAGCCGCTGACACCTTTACTAACTGTTTCAACAAGGTTTTGTTGACTGTCTGGATTCTTGACTAGTTCCATGTTCTGATGGGTTTTAGGATCAAACATTAGAGTTTCAGCGGCTAGAACCGTTTTGTTGTAGCGCTGCTTATTCTCGGGCGATACTTTTGATTCGATATTGTGCTGGATATCAATCAGCATTTGATTAGTCATACCACCTGTTGCGCTTTTGCTTGCCGGAGCATCTGTTTTATTTTCCATTGTTATAGTCCTGCGTTAGCATTTAAGCCGGCATTAGCATCGAGTGTATTGCGTAGAGTCGGTACACTGTTCAGATTCTTATTGCGTTGATTGATTTGCGCCTGTTTGTATTCATATTCTTTTTGAGCGTTGACGCTTGCTAGGTTTTTATCCATCATTGCCGACCCACCTTGGAATGCGCCCCATCCAGCAATTACATAATCTTTTTCGGTCATGCTACCTAGCAGCTTATCTATAAAGCCGCCACTAGAAGATGCCGCTTGTGTTGATCCTTGCTGTAACATTGAATTAATTGCATTACCTGCTTGCGTACCTGTTGCATTGATAGCAGGGGAGAAATTTGTTACTGAGCCTTGTATGGGGCTCATAGCAGGATTAACTATTTTTGTAGCACCTCCTGCGATACCGCCCGTTACATTACTTGCACTTTGCGCGGCTTGCGTTGATCCTTGTCCGAGCATTCCATTAATAGCGGTATTGGCATTTGGCAAAACACCTGCTGTCAGTGATGCTGCTTGCGCTGCTGTGGCATTAGCCGCGTTAGCTGATTGAATACCTGCTGTTCCCATAGCAAACTCCCCACCGGCAGCAAGCGAAGCCACTGCACCGGAGGCAAGAGAAGCAACGCCACCTGCTAAACCTACAATTGCGCCTATTTTCATCAAACCTTTATCGCCTGTCACCATGCCGACTACCGACATTGCTGTACCAGCCACTGCTGCGATTGTGCCAATTGCCCCGACGGTAGCTAAAGCCGCTGTACCGATTGCACCCATTGAAGCCATCACGCCACCTGCTGCAATAGCTGTCCCTGCTGCTGCAAAGGCTGTGCCTGCTGCCGCGATAGCTGGAGCGATAAAGAAAGGCATTTCCTTTTGTTTAAAAGGTGGTTTGTGTGGATTGCCGATTGGCATACCCATTTGATCCATTTGCCGACGAGAAAATGATTCTCCCGCCACAAAGTTTATTTGTCTGATTGTCATAACGTCCTCACGACGATGAAGTGATAAGATTTTGCGCGATTGTATCATATCAATACTATAATAGAACTAGTCACATAAAAAGGAGGTGATGAGCATGGCTATGAAAAAGAAAGGCGGTAAAGGCGGAGGCGGTAAAAAATGCTAAGTTAAATTAGCAGGTAAAATATTTTATTTGTTTTAAGTTAGAGAAGCCTCACAGGTTTTAAATCCTGTGAGGCTTTTTTGTGCCTGCTAGTTTAGTTTAAGGAGTGGTTGCAGTTCGCTGACTCTGTCTTTACATAGTAGGTAGATGTCATCATAGGGGAGTTGTTCCCGCAAACCGTCACCGATAGCAATGCGTATGGATGTTTCGATCATTTGCAGTACACACAGTTGGCGTGTGTCTAGTGTGTCACGTTGACCTTTATCTATACCAATAACTTTATTTGTCATGATAGTGATATTGGGATAATAGAACTGAGCGTTTTTAGAGCCGTTAGCCGTCGCGTATTCTACCAGTTCCTTGATTGCGTCTGTTTCATCTCTGCGTACCTGCTTACCAGATAACCGTGCCATATCCCTATTGGCGATTTGCTTTCTAGCATCTCGGAAGGCTTTTACCAGTTTTAATTTCAGCGCTACCACGTGGGGATTGTTTCGCATTAAGGTTAAGACAAAATAGCATTGATCCTCTGTGAGTAGTGCAAAGCGAATAGTTTTAGAGAATCCACCTTGGGGGAGAGCTTTACCCTTTTCCGTTTGAAACGGAAGTTGGTTAAGAGTTTCCAGTTGCTCTTTATACTTATCGATGTTTTCTAAAATAGTTCGATGACGATGATCTAATTGACCGGCAAGAAGTCGAGAGTCGATGCGTAGTTCTTTTTTGATTTGGATGATATCCATTTTGAAAATCCTCTTATTAGCTATGCCAAAATTGGCAATTGAATTTTAGCAGGTAATTATTAACAGGCAATACCTTTAAGGCTTTTTTGTGCCTGCTGATTTGTGCCGCAATTGATGCTAGGAATGAAGGCTGTCGGCAATGATTGCGGAGGAGCTGAATGAGAATGATTATCATTTGCAATTGGTTTTCTTCAATTAAATCAACATTTTAGCAAAATAGGCTATTAATTTTACGCTAAAGATTATTAATAAAGTTAATTAAGTAAAATAATTTAGTTGATTAATAAAATTAGATGAAATATTCTATAGTCCAGCCCAGAGCTGAGCGCCTTACACTTTTTAACCAAACCGGAGATAAGACCATGAGTGATACATTTTTTATCAGCGACAAAAATACCTTTAATGAATTAGCACCTGCCGACAAATGGGAAATTGTGCAAGAGCTTGCACAAGCAATCATTGACGACCAACTTGTTTCAATCAGAGGCGAAATGATTGAAGAAATGGACGGGGACTTTTACCCTGTTTTTTATGGTGTGTACCGTCTTAAATTTGGCGAATTCTGTAATTACCGAGATGCAGGTGGCATTTGGGATTATGAAAAGCCTGTTGGTTTTTTAAATCTTTTTACTGCTAATTTAAAAGAGATAGAGGAACTATCTAACGCGGTAAACAAATAGTTCAGCGTGTAAAGGCTTACACCTTTAAGCCTTTATGCAGTGCGCTATTACACTAACCAAACCGGAGAATTAACATGACTTTCAAACTTCACATGACGATGGGAACAGCAAAGATGGAGAACATTCCTTCTTTTAACACTCCCGCGAGCAGCAACCCATTTTGTCTCAAAATGAATGGATCAGCAGACAAAACAGTGGTTTGCACCAGATGTTATTCAATTAACACTGAAAAGCGTTATCCAAAGTTAATATCGGCATTAGAACGCAATGCCGATTTATATAAACGTATTCTTTTAGATGTTGAGTTACCGAGATTAAATTTTGCAATTGCAAGATTCGATTCATTTGGTGAAGTTCATAACGAAATTCACGTTTTAAACTATTTTAATCTTGCGCGTAAAAACCCCGAAACCACATTCGGATTCTGGACTAAACGCAAAGATTTAATCAAAAGAGTTTTAGACATGGTTAGCAAACCAGCTAACGTGATTTTGATCCACAGCAGTACAAAAATGAACAAAATCGACAAACTGCCTGCTGGCTATGACAAAGTTTTCACAGCGCATAAGAAGTCAGATTTAAGCGCTAACGTAACAATTAATTGTCATCAAAAATGTAATGACTGCAGATTGTGCTATAGCCACAACGACACAATTTACATTAACGAAATCGCAAAATAACTGGAGATATAAAATGAAATTAAATAAAACTTATCAAAAAACCTTGGCGGCACGTCGCCAAACAACACTAATTCATTCAAGCTGGAGTGTATTCTACAAAGGCGAGTATATTTGTGGCGCTGTTTATAACGGAGAGCTTATCATGTCTGTTTGCTTTCCGTGCGGCTTAGTAGTATTAACCAAATCAAAAGACATTGCTAAAAAGCACATTCGTGATTACAAAGCAGGGAAATTAGCATGAAAATGAAACAAGCACACTACAACATGATGAAAGACGCTATCAAAGCATTGCCACGCGATCAAATGCTGGCATTCAAAGCAAACGATCTTGGAAAGAACAAAGAAAAGTTTTTCATTTGGGGACTGTTCCGAGCTGCAAAACTACACTTTACCGCTACCGATTTTCTTTATCGGTATCTTGATGATAACCATATCGAAACAGCGCTTAGACGTATTGCCAAAGAACTAGATTACATTTAACTGGAGAATACAAAATGAATAAATTTACTATCGAATTAATTGCATCAAACAAAGTGCTTAAACACGCGCTAATGTTTGATGGTAAGTGTGTTTGTTGCTTTTCAAACAAAAGACACGCAATGCGAATATTGAATTTTTTAAAATGGCATGAAAAAAGATTCGGTGAATTTACAAGCATTGAAGAATGTGGTTTTCAAATTCACCATTCAATTAGCAATGCAAATTTAGCAATACGCTATGAAACAATTTATTAACGGGAGCTATAGAAATGATTACTTTATTACTTGATAACGATACCGTCGTTCGTAGCGAAAGCCGCAAAGATATAGGCGATATGATCCACGCGCAAATCTACGATGCTAACAGCGCATTAATCGACGTTAGCGGGCGTGTAGTTGACGTGCTGGAAGATTACAGCGACTGGGAATAGTTCAGCGTGTAGCGCCTTAATTTAGGGCGCTATGCAGTGCGCTATTGCACTAATTAACTTAACCGGAGATATAACATGAATACATTTTATGACGTAGTAGTTGGCTCAATCCTTACAACAATTTTTACTGTTGTGTTTGTTGCAGAGCTGATTGTGTTGTGGGGAGAATAAGCCATGATTAGTCACGCTGATTTTATGAAACAAACAGACCCTGCCACCATTCCGCAATATTTTGTGAATGGTGAATACCATCGACAATTATCGCTTGATATCGCTCGCATAGAATATATGAAAATATATTTATGGGCGACTTACACGCCATCTACTGAAAAGCCAACTCGTAACCCTATGAGTTACACTGAAGCAGAGATAGCAGAGATGTTTAGAATCTTTGAAGAAACAGGAGAATAACCATGATGATGACATATAAACAATACATCCAATCGCTACCAAGTGATTATCTTCAAATGCTTTACGATGAAGATGTTCATTTATTTCAAGCATACAAAGAATACGTTACCGCATGGAAATCACTCGAAGCCGAGTACGGGGAGATTAAAAATGCTGATACCTAAAAAGCCGATGAAAGTTAAATGCCCAAAGGCGTTAAAAGTTTCACGCGGTAGACCTAAAATTGATCCGCGTAAAAAATCACGACACTATCAGCTATCACTTCAAGGTGACTTGATTGATTTTCTCGAAGCCGCTGGACTAAAATCAAAATCGGCTTTTGTGAGTTTAGCAATTCGGACGATGATGGAGTTTAAAAAATACCGTTCGCTGCCCTATGACAAATGTTTAGACTGTGGGTGCGATATGACAGCGCCACTTAACCCTATGGACGGTGCAAAAACATACGTTGATGAGGACGGTAGAGTATTAGATGTTTTTGTTCAATGCGAAGGTTGCGGTGGTCGTGCTGGACATAGGCAATATGATCCGAAAAACCACGGGCTAGAATAAGAATAAAATATTAGCCGGTTAATTACCGGCTTTTTTGTCTGCGACATAGCGACATAGTGGACATAGTTTTTTCTATTTATATATTTTTTATAAATCAATTCATTTTTAGCCATATTTCTATTAAATATTTCTCATAACCATTATTACTAAAACTATGTCTACTATGTCGCAGAGAGTATAAGAATGTAGTATTTATAAGGGTTTGAAGGTGCGACATAGTGATTTTCAAACTATGTCGCAAATCCATAGTTACTATGTCGCAAATAAAATTTAGCGTTTTTTCTCTGCGACATAGTTTAAATTTTAAATCCCGTAATGCTCACGGACTTTCTTGATAACTTCATTCTCATCTAACGTGCTTCTACGCCAAATCGTGTGTTTTTTCCGCCCTCCATCGCTTGTCGGCACATCGATTCGCTTGTGTACTTTCTCGTAGCCAATTTGTAAAAGTATCCGAGTTAATGCCGATGTTTTTGGTAGCTTTAAAACTGACGGCTCAAACTCCTCAAAATTAAGTTTACCAAGTAGTGTAATATCAACTATGTTTTCGTTAATGACCTCACAGTGGTAATGTGCAATCAAATCTTTCACTTCTTCAAATTCATGCGACACAGAATAGCCGATCATCTTTTCACGCGACAAAGTTTTAGGCGCTCGACCTTTCGCTGAAAAGTCTGGACTTATCTTTCTATTCATAAAGTAATGGCAAAGTGCATCCATCCGTCTATCAGTTTCTAAAAACAGTTTCTCAAAATACCTGTTGGTTTCCTGCTCACCACCAAGCAGTGCAAACAAATGTTCCTCCGACTGACAGCGACTATACATAACGCAGTAACGACGATCCCCATTGGTAATCGGCAGCGCATCTTGGTAATTAGTCAAAAGAAAATACGACGTGAAATTCGGAACAGTCCGAGAGTTAGAAAACTTTTCTTCAATCTGTATCGTTTCGTTTGTAATATATGGCTTCATCGTATCAATAATCGACCAGCGGTTATCGCCCGATAGCCGTATCTCCTCAACGATATTCAGCACCGAACCATACGCCCATCCCGAAAACGTCCCTTTCGTAAATTGCTTCGGATCGAGTTGCGTGGCATTCGACCCAAGTATCCCCTGCAATATCTTTGTAAAGTATGTTTTACCCCCACCTTGCGTACCCTGCAAAAGTACCGCCCAGTTCACTTTACTACCAATGTTTTGTACAACATGGCACATCCAATCCAGCAGTATCACCCTTTCTTTAGGTTCAACCAGCGTAAATTCCAAGTGCTTGAGCATCATATCCACAACAAGCAACCCATCGTCGTCCATTACTTCACATGGCAACACACCGCGTTTCTTATAAGAGTTCACATATCGCAGTCCATCGTTATCATTCACAAAAATTCCATCATTCTTACTCGCCCAGTACATGGTATCAATGACTGTATCCATTTTCCAATCAACGAGCGCCATCGACGATGCTGACCTTTCCGCTGCGACGCACTCATCCATGCGATCAAACTCCGCGTTGAAGGCTTCGCGCTTGATAGAGTAGCCATGCTTTAAGTTATGAAACTCCATTGGTCGTTGTACATAAACCCAGTTGTTCAACCACGACGGCATCTCCTCCACTACCAGTCCGCCCTTCTTTGGTGGGCAAAGCTCACGCACAATAGCCGACTTCGTCATCCCCTCACCTTTACCCCAACGGTCGTAAATGTCCTGTGCGATTTGCTGACGCTTGGTTAATGTCACCGCGCTGAGTGGTAATTTACGCAACTTATTGCGCACATCCTCATATGCCCTGTCATTATCAACCGACAGACCTTCCGACCCAGTGACAAAGATTTCTTTCACCTGCTTCTCGACAATCTCCCCAACACTTACTCCGCTGTCCTTGACCATCTTAATCACTGTGGCAAACGTCAACGGGCGCACTTTCTTTTCCGTCTTGAATGATTGCCACTTGCGGTCAATATCTGCCGCGTTGAACTTATCCGAGTTAGCAGACCAGTGAAGCCAAAGAAGTTTACCCTCATCCGATCCTCTATATTGATGATGCAATGCCTGCCCGACGGTAATCCACGTCGAGTAATCACCTGCCGATTCAACCAGTGCATCGAGATTAGCTTCGACCAGCGCATCGCTGACATCAATTGGCTCATGCGCGAGTGCAAGCGATAGTCCCTGCATATCGTCTGCGTCATCATCCGTATCATCTACATCGAATTCAACTGTCAAGTATTCCTTGACAGTTCCCTGCACCAGCTTTTCAACAGGAAAGGCAAGCGCTACCTCTACATCAACCTCACTGCCTTCCATCACCATCACAAAAGACGACTCAATCGACTCAGCACTAACACTCGGCATATACATAAACTGAGCAGGCTTAAATGCACTGTCATCAATAATAAAACTGCTAAACTCCGACGCGAACCAGCGCATCACGGCAACGTATTCCTCCGCGCTGACCTCCCGTGACAATGGCAACACTATACGAAAGCGATTAGCGTCATCTGTACTACGCCATGTTGAGTACGCAACCAGCGCAAAGCCTGTCATCTCCAGCTCAAACTCAATCTCTCCTTTAGTCATTGCGCATTCATCAACGTCAATGGTCAAAAGCGAACGCCCAAGCAGGTTCTCCGTGTTGCGATGACCACCACTGAACCCACCGCCACAGAACCAGCCTTCCTGCTCTTTGGTCTTTGCAACTTTGTGCTTACCAAGTACCGTGCAAATTCGCTCCCAACTCACTTCTACATTGCGACAGACAGCACTGTTCTTATCCCCGCGACTTATGCGGTACGTTTTAGTAGACTCCACCATAAACAATCCTCGTTATCTTTTAATTATTGGTAAATCAACCGCCTTAATTGCCCCATCGGTTAATTGCTCAACCTGTATCGCCCTGTTTGCCGGTATCTTTCCTTCAGTTACCCAATACGACACCGCTGCTTTAGTGACACCCAACTTCTTTGCTAACACAACCTGCTCACCACCAAACCACTGCACCACATCGTCAACGGACACACCGTCATAAAATTCTTCATTTTCCATTTGCATCTCTTTGTGAGTTAAGTTAAGATTGACTCTCATTTTACAACAACAGAGGAAAAACACAATGAATGATTTAACAATACTCACAAACACTCAACTTGGTGAATTCATTTCACTCTCATTAATACATGGCACAAACACCCAGTTTAGCTATGAGTTATTGCATGAAGTGGCAGAGCGCTTAGTGCAAACGGATGAAATTATCAAATCTGGAATCAGTCACGGCATTCACGAAACGCTAACTAAGCAATCAACTGCATTCAAATTCAGACTTGAGGATGTTGTCAAAACGCTTGATGAAACGTTAGCGCCTGCAATTATTGAGGATAATAAAGAAACTGTTGAAAGCATCACTGATATTGAGCATCACGAAGCAATGAACAAAGCGATGAAAGTGGATAGGGATGAAGGCAGAGCAGGATCATCTAGCGCTAAGAAAACAGTTATTGAACAATTAGCCGATCAAATAAAACCTAAAGCAGTAAAGAAAAAAGAAAAGCCTGTAGAAGTAGAAGTGGAAGAACTCGCTGAAGAACCTGTTGAAGAAGTAAAAGAACCCGAACTTCTCATAACATCTAAACTATTAAAAGAAATAGCGCTTGAACTGCGTCAACGTAAAGCCATTTCAAAAGAGCAAATTGTGGATAAGTTAACTGAACTAGGTGCGTCTAGCACAATGACTCTTGCGCCTAAACACTATGTTGAATTTTATAACTTCTTGGAGAGCTTCAATGTCTAATTTAGTATTGACTGTAACTGAAAGATATGAACTTTTGGATGTTATATGTGAGATTCGCCCTATTCTCGAATCAGTGACGCATGAGGAAACTAAACGTAAATTATATGAATTGCAAGGTATGTTGCGATCAAAGGTTGCGTGTTCAGTAGACACTGAAAAGTATGTAAAAGATTTAGATTTTTATATTGGCGAAGAATATTGTGGCGATTGGCATGCCGCTATGATAAACGAAGAAGATGGATGGGAAATTCCGACTATTGATGATTTAATAAAAATAAGTGAATGTATTGATAATCCACTTATGTACACGGCTGATGAACTTTACTGGTCAAATGAATCTCATTGTAAAACAAAGGCAGCCTGCTACTTTTTTTATAATGATGACATTGTAACTGTATCTAAAAAACACGCTCATTATTATGTTTACATTTCACGCAAAGGTAAAACCAATGTCTAATGAAGAAGCGCCTAAACACTCTTTACTGAGCGCAAGTGGTAGTGCTACTTGGCTATATTGCTCCGGTAGCGTCGCAGCGCAAAAGCCTTACAAAGAATCCCGTAGCGCATTTGCGGACGAAGGTACGGCAGCGCATGAGCTTGCAGAGATATGCTTGAAAGGCGATATCAATCCATTTGACTTTGAAGGTAAGCAATTGCCCGAAACAAACTGGATAACAGTAGATAAAGCCATGTGCCACCATGTAAATGATTACATGGATTTCATTGCAGAACACAAAGGTCATAAAATCTATGAGCAGAAACTCGACTACAGCGAGTACGCGCAGGACGGGTTTGGTACAGCCGATTGCATCATTCTAAATGACGATAACGTAACGATTATCGACTTGAAGTACGGTAAAGGCGTAAAAGTCTATGCTGATACTACGCAAACTAAAATCTACGCGCTAGGAGTCTATAGCGAGTTTGGTATGCTCGAAGATATCAAGAGTATCACAATGATTATCTACCAACCGCGACTAGACCATATTGATGAATTGACAATAAGCATTGAGGAGTTACTAGCATTTGGTGAGTGGGTAAAAGAGCGAGCAGAATTGGCTATGCAGGATAATGCCCCGCTGACTGCTGGTGAGAAGCAATGCCAATGGTGTAAGCACAAGGCACGATGCCCAGAGCTTATGCGCTACACAGAAAACGCTATACAAGCGAGTTTTGGTTTTTTCGACGAGTTGCCAAGTGTAAACAGGTTATCCGACGCAGAGCTTAACCTTGCACTGAGTAGCGCGACATTGATTAAATCATGGCTGAGTGCCATTGAAGAACACGTCAGAGAGCGCTTAGAATTAGGCAATGGGTTTACCGGCTACAAACTTGTCGAAGGTCGTAGTTCACGCGATTGGGCAAATATTGATGAGGCAGAAAGTGCGTTACGAATTGACCATACAGACGAGGAACTTTACGAAATGAATTTTATCTCTGTAGCTAAATTCGAGAAGTTAGTAGGCAAGAAAAACATAAAAGACTTTGAAAATCTGATAGTTAAAAAATCGGGCAAACCAACCGTTGTGCCAGAAAGTGATCCCAGAAAATCGTTGTCAGTTTCTGCAAATGATTTTTCTGATTTTGATGATTGACACAAGTAATAAATCAATCTAAACTTAACTCAACTTATCTCTCCGGTTAAGTTAAAACGAG